AAAACGCCTGAGCCGCGGAACATCCGAGGCGCTCGGTTCGATCCCGCCAGGGTCGACAAGGTCCTCGCGGCGATGCGGCGGCTACGCCACACGAAAGGCAAATGGGCAGGTCAGCCGCTCATCCCCGACCCGTGGCAGGTCGCCCATATCATCGCTCCCATCTTCGGATGGGTCCGCAAGGACTCGGCCGGCGACTGGGTCCGCATCATCACCTCGGCGCACGTCGACGTGTCCCGCCGGCAGGGCAAGTCAACGATCGCCGGCGGCATCGCGATCTACCTGACCGCCGCCGATGGCGAAAGCGGCGCCGAGGTGTACGCGCTCGCGGCGTCGAAAGACCAGGCGCGCCGCCTGTTCGACCCGGTCAAGATGATCGCCGAGCGGTCACCGGATCTCGCCCCGCACGTCAAATGCCTGTCCGACAAGATCGTGCACAAGCGGTCGCTCGGTTCGTTCTTCCAGGTCGTCAGCTCGATCGCCGACCTGATGCACGGCGCGAACGTGCACGGCGGCATCGTCGACGAGCTGCACGTCCACAAGGACCCAGCCCTGCTCGAGACCGTAGAGACCGGTACAGGCTCGCGCTCGCAGCCGCTCGTGGTGACCATTACCACCACCGACAAAGGGCAGCCCGACACCATTTACGATCGGCGCCGCCGCTACGTCGAGCAGCTCGCCGAGCGGGTGTTCGTCGACGAGAGTACGTACGGCGTCATCTGGGCCGCCGACGACGAGGACCAGTACGGCGAGCGGCCGTTCCTTGAGGAGACCTGGAAGAAAGCGAACCCGGGGTACGGCTGCAGCCCGACCCGCGAGTACCTCGAGCGGGCCGCGAAGAAAGCGAAGAACTCGCCGGCCGACCTCAACACGTTCCTGCAGCTACACCTCGGGATCCGGGCGCGGCAGGCGACCCGCTATTTTGAGCTCAGCACATGGGACGCCAACGGCGGGCTCGTCGACGAGCAGGCGCTACTCGGCCGCGAGGCGTACGGCGGGCTGGACCTGGCCAGCACCAGCGACCTGTGCGCGTTCGTGCTGCTGTTCCCACGCGACGAGGCAGGCGGGTACGACGTCCTCTGGCGGTTCTGGATGCCCGAGGCCGCCCTCGAGGCGCTCAACAAGCGGACGGCCGGCGCCGCGTCCGTGTGGGTCCGCGAGGGGTTCCTGCGGCTCACCCCGGGCAACGTCACCGACTATGACCACATCAAGGCGGCGATCAACACCGACCGCGAGCGGTATGACATCAAGCGGATCGGCTACGACCGCTGGAACGCCTCGCAGATCGTTAACGACCTGGTCGGCGACGGGGCGCCAATGGAACCGCTCGGCCAAGGGTTCGCCAGCATGAGCGCCCCGACGAAAGAGCTACAGCGGGTCCTGCTGCAGGGCGCCGAGGGCAAGGGCGGGTTCGCGACCGGCGGCAACCCGTGTGCCCGCTGGCAGGCCTCGAACTTCGCGGTCGCGCAGGACGCCGCCGGCAACGTCAAGCCGGCCAAGGACAAGGCGATGGACAAGATCGACGGCATCGTTGCACAGGTCATCGCTTTAGATGGCGCGATGCGCCGCGAGGTCAAGCGAAAGAGCGCCTATGACGACCATGACCTTGAGGTCGTCTAACGGCGGTTCAGTTCCTCGATCTTGTCGTTCACCCTCTGCACGAGCAGAGTGAGGATCTCGGTCCAGGTCTTCCAGACGTTCGGCCATATCAGTTGAATGATCACGGGTGCGCAGCTCAAGCCGAACACGATTCCGAGCGCGCCTGCTATCCAGTCCATGCGCGCACCTGCTGGTCGCGTGGCGTCTGCCGTACCCAGGTCATGCGCGCCCCGTTTGTGGGCCGATCATTTTCGACTCGGTCATGATCGCTTGTCCCTCAGCCTCGGACAGGAAGCCTGACGCCGGCTCGCATCCGTAGTCGCATCGCAAGGTGCTCACGGCGCCGTACAACCTGCAGATCGTGGGGCGGATCTCGTACAGGGCGCACCGGCCGTCGACCAGGGCGGGGCAGTGGTATTCGCCCGTCTCGGCGAGCTCATCCATCGCCTGATCGATCGTGGGGAGGAATACGCCGGCCGTCGCGAGCCTGAGTTCCTCGAACGGGTGCATGCGGATGATCGAGCAGGAATCGACGCATAGCCCCTTGCATCCCGGATCGGGAATGCGCGCGTAGAGGTCCTCGAAAGCCTGCTCGGTATGCCCTCTGCGGCCCAGTTCCTTGCCCGCCGCTTTCTTGGCGAGGCGCCGCTCGTTCCTATCGCTCACCGCTCTCCATCCTCGCAAAAAGGGATTTTAGGGGGGGCGACGCGGGCGAAGTTTGCATGTGCGCGCCCAACCAGCCCGACGCGCTCGCCCACGTTCTTACGTGGCTGTCCTCGCCCCCTCATTCAAACCTGACCTTAGCCGCCGGCTGGTCCAGAAACAGGGGGTCTCGTTTGTTCGCCTGGCGCCGTCTCGTACGCCGCAGAGCCCTCGTCAGCCTGACCTCGGGTCGGGCGTTTCGAGGGATCGTCTGGGCTCGCCGCGGGCCGCTGCTGGTAATGCGCGACGTCTGGCTGCTCGAGCCGGGCGTCGAGCCCGTGCAGGTCGACGGCGAGGTTGTGATCGAGCGATGCAAGGTCGAATTCATGCAAGTCGAGACGAGCGGGTGAGCCGATGACTTTCGTCGTTACCGCTGGTCAGCTCGCCGCCATAACCCAGCCCGTACGGCCCGCAGCGCTGCCCGTCTACAACACACAGATCTCGACGACGACCTACCAGAGTTATGAGCAGATCTGGCGGACCCAGCCGAATGTGCGCAAGGTCGTCGGGTTCCTCGCCCGCAACATCGCTCAGCTCGGTTTGCACGTCTTCCGCCGGCTCTCCGATGTCGACCGGGTACGGCTGACCGATCACCCGCTCGCGCAGCTCATCGGCCGGCCGTTGCCGCCCGAGTTCAAGACCACGCGGTACCGCCTGATCAACAGCCTGGTTCAGGACATCGGCATCTACGACACCGCGTACTGGATCAAGGTCAAGGCCGGCGACGCGGTCGGCGGTCTGGTCCGTGTCCCCCCAACGATGATCGCGCCCATCGGCAACTGGTTCACCCCGGCCGCCTACCAGCTCATGGGATCGCGCGGCCGCCGCGAACTGTCGGCCGACAAGGTCGTGCACTTCTTCGGGTACAGCCCGGACAAGGCGCTCGAGGGGGTTTCCCCGATAGAGACGCTGCGCCGGCTGCTCGCCGAGGAATACGCGGCGGACGTCGCCCGTGAGGCGATGTGGCGCAACGGAACCCGGATCTCGGGCTACATTCGGCGGCCGCTGGACGCCCCCGAATGGGGCGACCGGGCGCGCGAGCGGTTCAAGTCTGGTTGGCAAGCCCAGTACACGGGCGATGGGCCGCAGACCGGCGGTACGCCCATCCTCGAGGACGGCATGGAGTTCACGCCGGCCGCGTTCAGCGCCGAGCAGGCGCAATACCTCGAGACGCGCAAGCTCAGCAGGGAAGAGGTCGCCGCGGCGTACTTCATCCCCCCGCCGATGGTCGGCATCCTCGATCACGCGTCGTTCAGCAACATCGAAGAGCAGCACAAGATGCTCTACAGCGACACGCTCGGCCCGTGGCTCACGATGATCACAGAGGACCTCGAGCTGCAGCTGCTGCCCGACTTCCCGGACTCGGCCGGCGTCTACGTCGAGTTCAACCTTGCAGCCAAGCTCGCCGGATCCTTCGAGGAACAGGCGACGTCGCTGCAGACCGCGGTCGGCGGGCCCTGGCTGACCCGCAACGAGGCGCGCGCCCGCCAGAACCTGCCGCAGATCGACGGCGGCGACGAGCTGATTGTGCCGCTCAACGTCCTTGTCGGCGGGCAGGCCTCGCCCACCGACAGCGCCCCGCCCAAGGCCTCGTCGGCGGGCCGTCAGGCCGTCCAGGTCAAGTCGCGCGCGTCGCAGGCCCAGGTGGACAAGGCGGCCGCCAAGCTGGCGAAATTCTTCGCCCGGCAGCACCGGGCGATCGCCTCGAAGGTCGGCGCCGACAAGGCCCGCGGCAAGGCCGCCGTCGACGAGGTGTATGACGCGCAGCGCTGGGACAACGAGCTTGCCGCCGACCTGTTCCCGATCGCCGAGAGCTCGGCGACCGCGGCCGGCAAGGACACCCTCGAGCAGGCCGGCATCGACCCCGACACCTACGACAGCGACCGCACGCTGCCCTGGCTCGAGGCGCACGCCTCGGGCGTCGCGAGCGGCATCAACGGTGTGACCAAGGTCGGCGTCGCTCAGGCCCTCGGCGAAGACGACCCGCTCGGCTCGCTGAAGTCGCTGTTCGAGGTGTATGCGACCGCGCGGGCCGCGCAGATCGCGCTGACCGAGGTCACCGCGGCGTCCGGGTTCGGCACCGTCGAGGCCGCGCAGCAGTCCGGACACGACGCCCGCAAGCAGTGGATCACCGGGCCGAAGCCGCGTAAAAGCCACCAGCGGATGAACGGCCAGACCGTCGCCGTGGGCGAGAAATTCAGCAATGGGGCCCGCTGGCCTGGTGATTCGCTGCTGAGCGATGACGAGCGAGCGGGATGTAACTGCGACCTGTCGATCATTCTGGAGTAGTCCATGCGGATCAAAACCTGCCCCGTGAAGATCAAGGCCGCGGGCACCAACGAGGGCACCGATGAGGGCGTCTTCGAGGCGCTGGTCGCCGTCTTCAACAACATCGACAGCGTCGGCGACAAGATCGTGCCCGGGGCTTTCGAGGAGACGCTGAAGGCGTGGCAGGACTCGGGCGACCCGATCCCCGTCTATTGGTCGCACCGCATGGACGACCCCGACATGAATATCGGCGAGGTCCTCGACGCCAAGGAAACCGATCAAGGGCTGTGGGTCAAAGCGCAGCTTGACCTCGAGTCGCCGAAAGGCCAGACGACCTACCGCCTGCTCAAAGGCCGGCGGGTCACGCAGTTCTCGTTCGCCTACGACGTCGAGGATTACGCCATCATCTCCGAGAAGGACGCGCCGACCTTCTTTGAGCTGCGCAAACTCAAGCTTCACGAGGTCGGGCCGACACCGATCGGCGCCAACCAGGAAACCGACCTGCTCGCCGTGAAAACGGCCGGCGGCCGTCTGGTGCAGGTGACCATCGCCGGCGGCACCCTCGAAGACTCCGACAGCATCCGCAAGGCGCTTGACGTGGCCCTCGCGTCCCCGGGAGATCACGCCAAGTCGGGTCGGGTGCTGTCGGGCAAGAACGAGGACGCGCTGCGCAGCGCCCTCGAGAAGATCAACGGCGGAGCGGCCGAAATCAAGACGCTGCTCGCCGCGCTCGACGACGAGAAGGCCAAGCCGGCGGCGCCCGCCCCGTCCGAGGAGCCCGATGGGGCCAAGGACGACAGGCCAGCACAGCCCGGACCCGCCTCGCTCCGTCTGCACGCTGACCTGGCCTCGCTCGAGGCCGAGGTGTTCGAGCTCACGGGATGAGGACCCCACATGAAGACCATTGACCAGCTCAAGGAAGAGCTGAAGGCCAAGCTCAAGGCCGCATCGGAGATCGCCGGCAAGGCCGAGGACGAGGGCCGCGACTTCACCGACGAAGAGCGGGCCGACGTTCAGGCGAACATCGCGGCCGCCCAGGACCTCAAGTCCAAGATTGTGAAGTCGGCCGGCGATGGCGCACTGCGGCAGACGCTGGCCGACCTCGGCGACGACATCGGCATCGACGACGAGCCGAAGGTCAAGCGCAGCCCTGCTGGACTGATCGTCGCGGACGGTAAGAAGACCCTCGGCCAGCACTACACCGAGAGCGGCGAGTTCAAGCAGCTGCTCGAGACCGTACCGGGCGGGCACTTCTCCAAAGAGCACCGTGTGCAGGCCCGCCCTGTCGGGTTCAGCCGCCTGCTCGCCCCCGGCCGCGGCGCTAAGGCGCTGGTGACGGGTGCCAGCGACACCAGCGCCGGCGCTTTCGTCGTCAACGACAACCTCGGGCTGCAGGTAGGCCTGACCGCGTTCGAGCGGCCGCTGACGCTGCGCGACCTGGTGACCAACGGCACGACCGGCAGCGACACCGTCGAGTACGTCCAGGTGACGTCGGTCACCAACAACGCGGCGCCCGTGGCCGAGGCGACCTCGTCGGCCGCACCGACCGCCCCGGGCACTGTCCCTGGCGCGCTGGTGCTCAATGCCGGCGGCGGGTACAAGCCCGAGTCGGCGATGGCGGTCGCGAAGGTCACGACCCCTGTACGGACGCTCGCCCACTGGATCCCCGCGACCAAGCGGGCCCTGAGCGACGCCGCCCAGATCCGCACCCTGATCGACAACTTCCTGCAGTACGGGCTCGAGGAAGAGCTCGAGGACCAGATGATCTCGGGCGACGGTACCGGCGAGAACTTCGACGGCATCGGCCACATCAGCGGCACGCAGTCGCAGGCCTGGAACACCGACCTGCTGACCACGACCCGCAAGGCCAAGACGCTGGTCCGCACGGTCGGCCGCTCGATCCCGACCGGCTACGTGCTCAACCCGTCCGACCTGGAGGCGCTGGACCTTCTGAAGGACAACGAGGGCCGCTACTACTTCGGCGGGCCCAGCGGGACGATCATGTCCGCGCCTGTCCTGTGGAACCTGCCCGTGATCGAGTCCGAGGCCGTTCCCGCCGGCGTGGGCTACGTCGGCGACTGGCGCAAGGCGATCCTGTGGGACCGCGAGCAGGCGTCGATCACCATGACCGACACGCACGCGGACTTCTTCATCCGCAACCTCGTCGCCATCCTCGCCGAGATGCGCGCGGCGTTCGGCGTCATCCAGCCGTCCGCGTTCGTCGAGATCGACCTGACCGCGTAAGGGAGAGCGATCGTGAACTACCTCAACCCAGCGGCAGGAAAAGCACGGGAGGCCAGACAGGGCGCTGCCGTGGCCGCGGTCGGCGCCCTCACGGGTGCCGCCGCGGCCGGTTCAACCCCGACCAAGGCCGAGTTCGACGCCGTCGTCGCAGATCTTGCGACGCTGCGGACCAAGCTCAACGCTGCGCTTACCGCGCTGCGCGACGCCGGCGTCATCGCGACCTGACCATGTCGGGATCTGTGCGCTGCCCGCTGTGCGGCACCCCAGGTGCCGCCTGCGGGCAGCCCAGCACCTCAACCCCGTTCGGCCTATCCATGGAGGACAAGCAGGTGAGCGGACCGCTCAAAAAGTATCGAGTGAACATGCACGGGCGGGAAACGGTCATGAAGCTGAACGAGGCCGACGCGCAGCGGTACGGCGGGATCGCCATCGATGGCGATGCCTGCCCGATCCCGCCTGAGGACCCCGCGGCCGGCGACGGCGAAGGCGGCGGGACCGAGCCGGCTGAGCCACCGGCGGAGGCGCCCAAGGCCGCGCCTAAGGCCAAGGCGAAGAAGCCGGCGAACAAGGCCCGCGGTGCGTCCTCGAAGGGCACAGGCGCCTGATGTTGGCGACCGGGGCGGACTGGCCGGACTACGTGGGGGTAGACCCGCCCGAGAACGCTGACGCGCTGCTGCAGGCCGCCTCGGGCCTGGTCCGCCTGTCGTGCGGCTGGAACATCAGTCGCGAGACGGTTACCGAGCAGCTGCTCGACGGCTCGGGCGCGACGATCCTGTTCCTGCCGACCCTGCACCTGGTCGACGTGACCGAGGTTCTGATCGACGGCACGGCGGTCACCGATTACCGCAAGTCCGCGATGGGCGCGCTGTACCGCGCGGCCGGATGGCCTTGGGGGTTCGAGAACATCTCGGCGAGCTACGTCGACGGCCTCGATCCGGTACCGGCCGAGGTCAAGGCGCTGGTGGTCAACATGGCGGCCCGTACGGTCGGCCCGACCCCGGGCCTGATACAGAAGACGGTCGGGCAGGTGTCCTACCGCTGGGGCGACGTGTCCGGGATCCGGCTGGACCTCGCCGACGAGCGGGTGCTCTCGCGGTACAGGATCGCCGCGTGATCGACCTCGGCGCCGACCAGATCACCGTGCTGCGGTCCCCGCCAGGCGATGCGTTCGGCGACCCGACAGGGGCGGCCGCCGAGACGCTCATCACGGGCTGCAGCATCCAACCCGGCAGCAGCAGCGAGGACGTGAACGGCCGCGACCAGGTCATCACCGACCTGTCGGCGTTCCTGCCCGCCGGAACCGACATCACCTCAACCGACCGCGTCCGCTGGCAGGGCGTCGACTACGCCGTGCACGGCCAGCCGCAACGCTGGGCCGACCTGGAAGGCGTCGAATCCCACGTGCATGTGACCCTTCGCAGAGTCACCGGATAGGAAGGCGCGCGCCAATGGCCGACATGACGTATGTGGCGTTCCCGAGCGGGATCCGCGACCTGATGCGATCCGAGCCGATGCGCCGCGCCATGGAACAGGCCGCTCAGCGCGGCAAGGCCTACGCCGAGTCGATCGCGCCTCGCGACAGCGGCGAGTACGCGACCTCGTTCGTCGTGACCTCGGGGATCGGCAAGAGCAGGGCGTTCGCCGTCCTGGCCAACACCGCGCCGCACGCCGTCGTCGTCGAGCTGGTCAACGGCGGCGGGCAGCGTGTCCTCGGCCGGACCGTCGACGTGATCGAGAAGGGCGGATGATGTGGCCGACCTCTCGGTTTTCCCCGACGTGGCCGCGGCGCTGGTTGTACGGCTCGGATCCTACGGCTCGACATGGGAGAAACTGCCGGCCGACCTGGGCGCGCACCTGCCGGCCGTACGGGTGCGCCGTACGGGGGGGTCAGGCGATCGGATTACCGACGTCCAGCGGATCGACGTCGAGGTGTACGCGACGACCTACGCAAGCGCGATGAGCATCGGCCGGCAGATCGAGCAGACGCTCATCTCAGGGCCGATCCTGTCCGCCGGCGTGGTTCTGGACCGCGTCGAGACCGAGGTCGGCCCGCACGAGGCGCCGTACCCCGACGAGCGGATGCGGCTGGTCGCCGCCACCTACCGGGCATCTGTCCGCCGCTGAACCCCCTGTTTCAAGCCCCGTCCTGCGGGGCTCTTCGTGTAGTCCGAAGCGTCCCAGAACACTGAAAGGGCGGGCCGTCCGATGGCCTCTTGGGAAAGTCTGAAGAACAAGCAAAACGAGCTCATCCGCAAGGCCTTGGAAGGGTCCGTTTTCGTCGCCCCGTCGACGTCGGCGGCGATCACCACACTCACCGGTTCGGACAGCTCGCTGACCGCGCTGCCGGCGGGTTATGAGGATGTGGGCTGGACCAGCGACGACGGCGCCTCGTTCGGCCGCAACGTCGACACCTCGGACGTCACCTCGTGGGGATCGGTTGAGCCGACCCGCACCGACATCGTCAAGGACACCACGACCCTCAAGTTCGGGTGCCAGGAAACCAAGCTGCTCACCATCGGCCTGTACACCGGCGCGGACATGTCCGCCGTCACCGCCGACCCGACGTCGGGCGAGGTCAGCATCGAGAAGCCCGACCGGCCGCGGCAGACCTTCTACCGCGCGTTCACGGTCGGCGTCGACCTGTCGGACGCCGGTGAGATCTACGTCGCCCGATTCCTGCCCAGGGCCTCGGTCACCGACTACGACGACCAGGCGTTCAAGAGCTCGGGCGACGACCCCACCATGTGGGCGGTCACCATGACCGGTCACATGGACTCGACGCTCGGCTACTCCGAGCGGTACCTGTTCGGCGGCGCCGGCTGGAAAGCCCTGCTGACCGACATGGGGTTCTGACCCCGATACCGACTAACCGCGGCACCTGGAAATTTCGCGGACATTCCGCGCAACCCCAACGAGGAGGATCCATGATCGCGTTTCTGCATGCTTGCCTGAATCTGGCGGTTGACCTGGCGGTCCACCTCGGCTGAGGCCCCTACGCCGTCGCGGCGACCAGCAGTCCTCGGGCGGGCCTGGTCGTCGCGACGCACCACCGCCCGCTATTCAAGCTGGCGTGCATTCGAGCGCCCGGCTGTTAAAGCAAAGCGCCGTTTGGTTGAAATACAGCCCGACCGAGGATGGCAACCATGACCAAGATCTACGTCTCGCCGGACGGCCAGTCGTCCATGCCCGTCGACTCGCCGATCGTCGAGGCCCGCATGAAAGCGCGCGGCTGGACCGAGAAACCCCAGACCACGACCAAGACCACCGCGCCGGCGCCCAAGCCGGTACCCGAACCGAGAACCTCAACCGACTAGCCCGCCCCGCAAGGCCCGCCCGAAATGAGCATCACTGCAGTGAGCAACAGCAGATCCGGCAACCCCGCCAAACGCAACCTTCCGAATCCGAAGCGCATGGTTTTCGATCTCGACACCCTCGAGCGTGAGAACGCTCCCGAGCCGTTCGTCGTCCGCGTCGCCGGCGAGGAGTTCGTTTTCGCAGACCCGATGACGATCGACTGGCAGCACGCGAACGGCATCGACATCAGCGACATCGGATCCAGCACGGCCGCCCTGCTCGGCGACGAGCAGTACGCCCGGTTCTGCAAGCTGAGCCTGCCGCTCTGGAAGATCGTCGCCATGTCCAAGCAGATAGAGGCCCACTACGCCGGATGGCTGGGGGAGCCGGGGGAAGAGCCCGCCTCGTCTACCTCCTGAGCAGGTATGGCGAGGCCATCGAACGCGACCTGTTCGACCGCGGCTGGGACCTGGCCGACCTGTGGCGCCGGCGGCGGGTCCGCCTGCTGCTCAACGTCATCGACGGCCTCCCCGTCAACTCGGCCTACGTCGAGGCCATCGCCGACGACGACGAGGCCGCCGAGCAGGCGCCCAAGGGTGAGCCGGCCCCGCCGCGGCTGCGCGAATGGTCGCCCGAACGGTCACTTCTGACCGATATCAACGAGCGACTCGGCGAGCTCATCGCGGTGACCGCCGCCGCGGCCAGCGGCAAGCCCGTACGGCCGCCGCCGGCCTACCCGCGGCCCATCACCGCGGCAGAGCGGATCGCACGGCGCCGGCGACGCGAGCAGCACGAGCGCCTCGTACAGCAGCTCTTGCCCGGCAAAACCCAGACATGACCGATTGACGTGACGGGGGTGGATGCGTGGCGTTCGAGGCTGGGGCTGCATTCGTCCAGGTCGTGCCGAGCTTCCGGGGATTTCACGCCAGGGTCGCCCGCGAGCTCAACGTCACGTTGGTCCCCGCGGCCGAGCGCGCCGGCGACGAGGCCGGCGTCAAGGGCGGCCGTAAGTTCGGCGCACGGTTCCGTGACGCTGCGCTCTCCCCGCTGAAGGGGTTCGGCGGGGCGATCGCGGCCGCGTTCGCCGGCGCCCAGGTCGTCAAGTTCTTCTCCGATAGCGTCGGCGCCGCATCCGACCTCAACGAGAGCCTGTCCAAGTCGCAGGTCGTTTTCGGCCAAAGCGCCGGCGCCGTCGAGAAGTTCGCCGACACCGCGGCGACCGCTCTCGGGCAGTCCAAGCAGCAAGCCCTCGAGGCGGCCGGCACGTTCGGCAACCTGTTCGTGTCCATGAAGATCGGGGCGGCGCCCGCCTCGGAGATGTCGACCAAGCTCATCGGCTTGGCCGGCGACCTGGCCTCGTTCAACAACGTCGACCCCGCCGAGGCATTGGACGCCTTGCGTTCGGGGCTGGTCGGCGAGACCGAGCCGCTACGGCGGTTCGGCGTCAACCTGTCTGCCGCGGCGATCGAGGCCGAGGCGCTGCGCACGGGCCTGGTCAAGGGCGCCGTCGACATGACCAAGGTCACGTCCGCTCGGGCCGCGCTGGCGGCCGCACAGGAGCGCCTGAACAAGGTCAGCAAGGACAGCAACGCGACCGACGTTCAACGGCAGCAGGCGACGGCCGCGGTCGCCCGGGCCGAGGACGGGCTCAAGAAGAGCATGGGCGGCAAGGTGCCCGTGCTCACCGCCGCGCAGAAGGCCCAGGCCGCCTACAGCCTGATCATGGATCAGACGGCGACCGCCCAGGGCGATTTCTCGCGCACGTCGGGCGGGCTGGCCAACCAGCAAAGAATCTTGACCGCCGAGTTCAGTGACGCAAAAGCGCAGATCGGTAGCGCGTTGCTCCCGGTCGCGCTCAAGCTGACGACCTGGCTGACCGGCTCGTTCGTGCCCGGTCTCAAGGACTCGATCAAGTGGATGGGCGACAACGCCGGCGCGCTCAAGGCGATCGCCGTCGCGGTCGGCATCGGCCTGGCAGCCTGGGCCGCCTACAGCGTGACCGTCAAGACCGCCCGGGCGATCACGGCCGGTATCGGCACCGCCAAGTCGATCGTGTCGGGCGTGGCCGGCAGCTGGGAGACTCTGCGGCTGCGCGCCATGTATGCAGGCGACGCGGTCAAGGGCGCCGGATCGAAGATCACGTCTGCGGCGTCGGCCAGCAAGAACGCGGCCGGCTCGCTGCTCAACCTCGGCAAAACGGCTTTCATCACCGCCGGCCGGTTCATCGGCCTGGCGGTCGCTCAAGCTCGATCCGCCGCGGCGTCCGCGCTTGCCGCCGGCAAGACGATCCTGCTGTCGGCGGCACAGAAGATCGCCGCCGTGACCATGGCAGCGCTCAACCTGGTCATGTCGCTCAACCCGCTCGGCCTTGTCGTCCTGGCGATTGCCGCCGTCATCGCCGTCGTGATCGTCATGTACAACAAGTTCAAGTGGTTCCGCGACTTCATCAATGTCGTGTGGACCGGGATCAAGGCGGCATTCGCCAACGGCGTGAAGATCGTCGTCAACGTGTTCCTCGGCCTGGTCTCGGCGATCATTCACGGGGCTGCGAACGCATTCGGCTGGATCCCCGGCATCGGCGGCAAACTCAAGACCGCGGCCGCCGCGTTCGACGCGTTCAAGGACAAGGTCAACCGGTCGCTCGACGGCATCAACGACGAGGGCGTCAACGTCAGCGTCCGCGTGCCGTTCGCGCCCGGCAAGGATCCCGGCAACAAACCTTTTTGGCAGATCGTCCCCAAGGCCGAGGGCGGGATCGAGAACCACGTCGCGCAGATCGCGCGAGGCGGCGCGATGCGGCTATGGGCTGAGCCCGAGACCGGCGGCGAAGCATACATTCCTCTCGCGGCCGGCAAGCGCGGCCGCTCTACCTCAATCCTCGCCGACGTCGCCGGCCGCTTCGGATACGGTCTGATGCCGTTCGCCAATGGCGGACTGTCCATGACCGGGCATTTCCCGAACGTCGCCAAGATCGCCTCATTTACCAAGGCGATCGCAAAGGCCGTCGCTCAGGCGGCCCTGGATCGGGCGATCGCACAGGGCGGGCTGTTCGGGATCCTCGGCCGCGCCGGCGCCCTCGGGCAGGCCGCGCTCGCCCTCGCCCGCCAGTTCCTCGGCGTCCCCTACCTATGGGGCGGCACAACCGCGAGCGGCTTCGACTGCTCGGGCCTGGTCCAGTTCGTGTACCGGCACCTGGGCATCACGAACATCCCGCGGACGTCCGAAGCACAACAGGCCTGGGCAAAGAACATTCCCGGGGCCATGGCCGCCGTGGGAGACCTGCTGTTCTTCGGCCGGCCCGCCCATCACGTCGGCCTGTTCGCCGGCGGCAACACCATGCTCGATGCGCCGCATACCGGCGCCAACGTCCGCTACGACTCCCTGTCCGGCCGCTCGATCACCTCGGTCGGCCGCGTCTACGACTCGGGCGGCTGGCTGCACCCCGGCATGAACCTGGCCTACAACGGCACCCGCCGGCCCGAGGCCGTCCTCACCGGCGACCAGTGGCAGGCGATGGTCGACGGGCGCTCAGGCGGCTCGGCCGGCGACACCTACATCAATGTGACCCCCAAGTACGCGCTCATGGATGAGCGGCGGCTCGCCGAGGTCCAGCGCGTGCAGGCGGTCAAGGCTCGGGTCGGAAGGCGGCGCTAGTGGCCACCATGGACGCGCCGCTGCTCACCTGGACCGACGCGGACGGCACCGCGTGGCCACTCATCGCCGACCTCGGCGTGATCGTCGAGTGGGGACTGTCCGGGTTCGGGTCGCCGGCACGGCAGATCGCAACGACGCCGCTCCCGGGCGGCGGCTCGCTGCCCAAGAGCGCCTACGTGCCCGAGGGGCACCTCGTGTTGCCGCTGTACGTGTACGGCAGCGATGAGACCGCGTTCCGCACGCTCATTCGCAGCCTGCGCGGCGCGTTCGACCCGATCCGCGGCGACGACCTGACCCCCGGCAGCCTCGAGGCAGCCTGGGCGGACGGGCAGCGCCGCATGATCGAGGCAATGGTCACCGACATCCCCGAAGAGCTCGATCAGGGCAAATCGAATCTCGATCACATTCACGTTGTGCTCGAGATGACCTGTCCCGACGCGTATTGGCGGGACGCGGTCGCGCAGACGGCCGGCCCCTGGGTCCTGGGCACTACCCGCGACTGGCTCGCGCCATACATGACCGTCAGCTCGGGCCTGGTCCTCGGATCGGGGCAGGTCATCACCAACGACGGCGACGTCGAGGCGTGGCCGATATGGACGATCCTCGGACCGGCGACCAACGTCGTCCTAACCAACACGACGACCGGCAAATCGTTCTCGATCCCGTCCGGGGTCGGGTCGGGGGAGACCCTCACCGTGAACACGAAACCGGGCGACCTCGCTGTCACGAGCGATTCCTCGTCAGGGTCGCAGCTCGGCCGGCTCGGCTGGCCAGGCGCCCAGTTGTGGCCGCTGGTCAAGGGCGACAACAACGTGACGCTGCAGCTCGACGGGGCGACCTCGGCCACCCGCGTCAACCTGTCCTACTACCGGCGGTACCGGGGCATCTGATGACCGTTACCGTCCTGGTCCGCGATCAGAACCGCATCATCCGCGACGCGCTGGACGTCTGGACGAAAGTCTCAGCGCCGCGGCGGTTCAACGAGATCGCCAACGGCTCGCTAACCTTCCCCGGGCATGTCGACCTGCGCGCCCTGTTCGACCCCGGCTGGGGCGTCGTCGTGGTCCGCGACGGCAAGGTGTGGAAGTCCGGCTCGATCGTCGAGGACGGCCCGTACACCTGGTCGGCCGAGCCCGACGACGCCGACGCCGGCCCCGGCACACAGACGATCACCTTCGATGATGACCTCGCGCGGATCGCGCACCGCATCACCTACCCGATCCCCAACCAGCCCGCGTCGCTGCAGCAAGACCAGGCGTATTGGCGGCGCACGAACGCCAATGCTGAGGAGACGATCCGGGAGATCATCGACCTCAACGCGGGCCCGAACGCCCGGGCCGAACGCCGGCAGCAGGGCCTGGTGTTCGGGCCGATCGCCGGCGTCGGCGGGCTGGCCACGATCAACAGCAGGTTTCAGCCGCTGCTCGACGAGGTGCGCGCGATCGCCAGCGCCGGCGGCGGGCTCGGCGTCGAGGCGATCCAGGTCGGCAACCAGATCCAGGTGACCGTGTTCTCGCCACAGGACAGGTCCGCCGACGCCCGTTTCTCCCGTGACCTGGGGAACCTGCGGCGGCTCGGGTTCAACCGGATCGCGCCCAAGGCCACGACGTGCATTGTCGGCGGCGGCGGCACAGGCACCGAGCGCTACATCATCGAACGAACCGACAGCGACGCCGAGACCGAATGGGCCGAACGGATCGAGCTCTTCCTCGATCGGCGCGACGCCGGCAGCGAGGACCTCACCCTCGCCCAGGCCGGCGACGAGGTGCTCACCGAGAACGCCCGCACGGTCGCCCTCGAGGTCGCGTTGATCGACACAACGAACCTGATGTACGGCCGCGACTATGGCCTCGGCGACACGATCTCGATCGACCTCGGGCAGGGCCTGGCCGTCACCGACCTGATCCGCGAGGTACAGCTCGAGGCGACCCCGCAAGACGAGTCGGTCATCGCGATCGTCGGATCGACCGACACGTCAGGCTCGTCAGATCCGCTGTGGCTACGACCTATCGCCGAGCTCGATCGGCGGCTATCCAGGCAGGAGACCGTCTAAGTGGCTCAGGACGCATATCCGTGGAGCAACCGAAGCTCGGGCGCGGTCACCGACACCGAACACGAGCGGCTCGCCCGCCGCTGGGCCTGCGACGGCATCATCGGCAACCCAGGCGACGCCGCCGAGGTGTACGCCGACAACGGCGGCATGCGCGTCTTCGTACGGTCGGGCACAGAGGCGATTATCCGCGGTCGCCGCTGGCTCGCCGGCGGATCCAACGTGCAACTCACGATCGCCGCGGCCAGCTCGCAACCGCGCCTCGACTACGTCGTACTGCGAACCAAGCTGTCGACCCTGTCGACGGTCCTCGCAGTCGTGCAGGGCACCGCCGCCGGCAGCCCAGTACCGCCGACCCTGCTCGACGACGGCGACACCTACGAAATGCCGCTGCGGCGCGTCCGCGTGCTCAACGGCGTCTCGGCGATCGCCGCCGACAAGATCGAGGGCTACCCGCCGTACTGGGCCTCGGGATCCGGCCCCTGCCATTCGACTGATCGGCAGTTCACGGGCTTGCCCCCGGGCGCGATCAAGCGTGAGCACGACACCGGCAACTGGATCGGCTGGACGGGCTCGGCCGTCGTCACCCTGTACGACGCTGCGGCAACCGGCGTCTGGCAGACCTACACCCCGGACTGGCACGGCACCACGACCAACCCCGCCCTCGGCAACGGCACGATCACCGGCCGCTATATGGTCGATGGCAAGACCGTCCGCGTCGAGATCAACCTCGTGATGGGCTCGACAACCACCTACGGCAGCGGCGTCTGGTCCTGGTCCCTGCCTGTGACCGCCCGCGACATCGGCTCGGGCAGCTTCAACGCCTGCGGCTCGGCCATGTTCAACGACTCGAGCGCCGGCGACTACGAGAGCGGCCAGGCGTTCGTACACCGCTCCACGAACCGCATGCGCGCGATCGCCGCCGGCACCAGCGTTGACGCAACCCACCCATGGACGTGGGGCAACGGCGACGACCTCAACCTGTGCCTCACCTACGAGTCGACCTGATGCGCCCCAACGTGCGCATAGTCCGCGCCTTCCTGGCGATGCTGCTATTCCTCGCCGTCGCCTACCCGTGCCAGGCCGTACGCCTGCACGGCTCGAGCAGCACGCCGAGCGGCGGGCACGGGGGCCGCTGACCTGTGCCCGACGAGCCAACCCCCTGGGAGCTGCAACGGACCCTGCAGGACATGCGGCAGGACATGCGCGACGGTTTCAGCGGCTTGAACGCCCGATTCGATCGTGTCGTCTCGGCCGAGCTGTTCGCCGCGTACCAGCAGGCCGTCAACGCGCGTTTCGAAGAGCAGAGCAAACGCGTGACCGCGATCGAAGAGCAGCGGACCGCCGAGAAAACCCAGCGCGCCGGCGACCGCCGGCTCGTTCTGATGGGCCTTTTCACCGCCATCCTGTCGCCCGTCCTGCTGCTGTTCCTGCAGCTCTACCTCACCACGAGGTCCTGATGGCACGACCGACCGGACGAACACGCCGCTACCTCGCCCCCCTGGCCGGCGCCTTCCTCGTCGCTGTCGTCCTGGGCCTGTTCGCATGGCAGATCGCCGGCCTCACCGACCGGCTACGCCAGGCCGAGGCCGACCGTGAGACCCTCGCCGCCCAGGTGCGAGGTCTGGGCGGAGTCCCCACTTATGCGCCGGCGCCCGGGCCGCCAGGCGCTCCAGGTGCGGCTGGCGTTCAGGGCCCGCCCGGGCCTCGAGGACCGTCCGGACCGCCAGGACCGACCGGGCCCAAGGGTGGCAAAGGGTCCGCGGGCAAACCCGGCATGGCAGGGCCGTCAGGGCCCGCGGGTGACGGCGGCCCCGCCGGCGCGAACGGCGCGGCCGGCGAGCAGGGGCCTGCAGGAGAGCAAGGCCCGCGCGGCGAGCAGGGAGCGCCCGGGCCGCAAGGCGAGCAGGGCCCGAAGGGAGACCCGCCCGCCCAGTTCACATTCGAGTTCTTGGGCGTGACGTACGTGTGTACGCCCGAGAGCAGCGGATCCGACAGCTACACCTGCCGCCCGACGTAGCGAACAGGTCAACACGAGGGCATCGTCCGTCCCTCAGATCAGGGCCCAAACTAGAAGTCGCCTCACCCCGTCCGGGGGTGAGGCGGCTCTTTTCGCATGTCAGGGGGCCACGGGCTATTGCATGGTCCGCGCCGAGACCTCGAGGTCGTGCATCATCCTGGCGAGCTCGTTGGCACGCTCTTGATGCCACTTGACCAGCTTGGCGAGCAGCTCGGCATGCGAGTCTGCCGTCATGATCAGAGGGCTTCGCCCGTCCTTCAACTGGACATGGACGGCCACCGTCCCCTCGCCAGTGATGATCCAGTCGTCGTTGCTGCCGCTCATGACGCCAACTATCCGCTTGCGCGCCTTTGGGCGCTACCCCGTACGAACCTTTCGCCTGGGCTGGAATTATGTGGTTATTGTCGGCGTGTCGCCCTACCCTATAAGGGAGCACTTACGAGTGTTGCCTTACGGGAGGAGGGGCACCGTGAACGCCAACCCCTGTCCTTGGCCCGACTGCACCTGCCCGCACGTCGGCTGCCTCGCGGGCTGGGTCGACAACACCGACTCAACCGCCGCCGTACCCTGCCCCGGCTGCAGGCCCGAGGTCGCCGAGCATCTACGGCGCGGCCGCTACTTCATGTCCAACGCCCGCGCCTCGCTGCGGCGCCTCGAGCGCCCCTCGAAAGAGCACGCGGCGGCGACCCGTCCCAGGCGTCGAAAGTAGCGGCGAGCTGTAGCGGAACTATTGCAGCGACGCACTCATAGGTGTAGCGTTCCTCTTGCACCCCCAAGGGCAAGCGAGAGGACGATCAGAATGACCAAGAACGAAGAGCGCGAGATGCTACACAGGGCATTGAACGAGTCGCTCACCCTGATCGAGATGCAGGGCTGGAACGTCACCTCCGTGCATCAGTTCCCGCTGCAGTTCCGTGCCGCGATGGGCTGCGAGCCCGGCTACAGGGAGATGTACGACGCGGCGCATGCGGACCCCCCGACGCTCGCTCGCCGGTACACCGCGCTGCAGGTCATCGCCAAATGCGTCGGCAAGCTGGGCTACAACGAGTCCGTTACGTTCGCCCTGCGCGACCCCTACGGCAACGCCGGCGAGCTCCGACTCTGGTACCTCGAGGCCGCAAACCCCGATGTCCTGCACTGGCACATTGACGAGATGCTGGCAAAGTCCCTGGCCTAGCCCCTGGACCAACCCACTGCTGACCGAACGGAGCCACGATCTTGAGCCGAGCAACCACATTCGCCGCCGTCCTCGCCGCGCTGTACGCCGCGCACGAGATCGGCGACCAGTGGGTACAGACCCGCGCTCAAGCGTGCGCCAAGGGCGGCCGAGGACCCAACCAGCGAGCTGGGCAGGCCGCCTGCGCTCGCCACGTCGCGGGCATGACCGCGACCAAGGCCGTCATTCTGGCCATCACGGCGAAAACGACAGGGGTACGGTTGTCGCCTCGCCGGACCGCTCTCGCCCTCGCCGTCGACGCCGCCTCGCATTACTGGGCCGACCGCCGCTATCCCCTCGAGGGCCTCGCCCGCGTGCTCGGCAAGCAGGAGTACTACCGGCTCGGTCAGCCCCGCGCCGGCCGCAACGACAACCCCACCATTGGCACCGGCGCCTACGCCCTCGACCAGGCCTGGCATACCGCCTGGCTTTGGGTCACGGCGCTCATCATCAGTGAGGATGCCCCCCGATGAGCGACGCATTCTGGATCGACTACAAGTACGACCGTTCGAGCGACGGCAGGTCTCGGTACAGCAGCTACCTGCGCGACCGGCGCAAGCAGTTCGAAGAGATCGACAGCGACGACAAGACGGCCGCGTTCGCCGCGACCGCCTGGCGGATCGCCAACAGCCCGATCATGGCCCCCGGGTATGTCCGCCGCAGCGAGAGGATCCTGTCCGCCGAGCTCAACCGGTCATACGAGTACGAGGACGGCGCTCTTCTGGCCAATATCGAGATCGCCGTTGCGCTCCCGTCGTACCTGCGCTCCATCAGGCCGCCGGCCCAGGACGGAGCGGTCAGCCCCAGCTACTACGCCGACTGGCCGCACAACTACGCGGTGTACGAGGAAGACCCCGACCGCGGCCCCTACCTGCTGACAAAGGTCAAGGTTCTCACCAGGCTCCCGGCTCGGATCCTGCCCCTGCCCGGGTTCGGCGACGAGATCACCCTCGCCGAGGTACTCGCCGAGGCTCCCCATTTCGTCTCGGCCCTCGTCACCGTGCTCAACGGCATCGTCAACCCGATCCTGGCGGCGTGACATGGCCGGCGACGTCATCACGCGGTTCATCAGCGTCGGCGAGGCGATCGTCGAGCTGCACTCTGTCCGATTCACCACGCACTGGACCTACAGCGGACCGCCGTTTGCGGCCGACAAGCCGTACGTGATCGACGGCTTCAACTGGCGTTGCCTCGGCTGCGGCGAATACGGCCGCGAGGACGAGACCTACGACGACCCCGCATACCGGGAGGCGACCGAGGCGCGGACGGAAGCCCAGGCGCATGCCGCGGCATGCCGGGCGCTACCCGTACCCGAACCACAGCCCGAACCTCAGCCCGGATCTAAGCGGCTGCGCGCACGATGGCCGGCACGGCTCGGGTTCCTGATCCCGCAGCGTCTCCTGATCACCTACGGCCCGTACAAGGGCGTAGCGGGTTTGCCTGGCACGGACGCCTACGGCATGGGCTGCGGCCGCTGCCTCGCCGGCGAGTACATGCCTTCCGAAAAGCTCGCCAAGGCGGCAGCGCTGGACCACGCCTGCCAACACATCCTCATGTGGGTCCGCTACTCGCCGGGATAATTCGACCACCCTGGGCACAATAGGAAAGGAGCCGTCCAAAACATGGACGCACTGAATGGGCGCGAGGCGCGCATCGCCGAGGAGACGGTCAGCGCGATCGACTTCATGTCGCGGTTGGTAGGCGCCATCGAAGACGGCAATTGGTACTACGCCGCCGACAAGCTGTCGCAGCTCACACGGACGCTTGAGAAGTTGTCGGGCCAGTTGGCTCGTACCGACCACCCCGCCGTTGGTCCGCCGGTTGCCGCATACGTAGCCGAGCAGGCCCAGCAGTATCGCATCGGCCGCGGCCTGTACGGCCGAGCCAACCGCAGACCGGAAGCCGCAGACCAGTCGGTGGACCTCGACGCCGTCGAGATCCCGCCTGCGGTCGCTGCCCATGTGCTGCGGCCTTCTCGCGCAGGCGTATCCCGACTACGTCAAGGCGTTCAACCTCGCCCAGATGACTGATCACGGGACCGCCGAGCTGCAGGCCATCGCGGGACTGAGCTAGACCAAGAATGTGGAGCGCCGTGCAGGTTCGCAGGGGCCCTGAGATGATGCGCGCGTTCCCGCTCTGTCTCATATTCGCCGAGGGAGACATCGGCTTATGACCGGTTACCGTTCGCGGCTGTACGGCTACGCGCCGCAGCTCTCGAGCGTCCGCATGCGCGGCCCGCCCTGAGCCCATACCAGGCGCCACCGACAATCACGAGCCCCGCGAGCTCGCGGGGACACACACCTGACAAGCACGCATAATGCAGAGAAAAGATCCCCCAAGTGACTGAACTGCATCAGCTGCTGCTGCCTGGCGATGAGGCGATAGCCCACGCCACTCTCGAGGCTTATCTCGAGGCCCGAGTCGAGGCAGCAGACAAAGAGATCCGACGCGCTATCGAGGCGCGCAACCAGGCCCGAGCCGACCTCGAGGACTGGCAGAAAACCGGCACGATGACCATCGACCAGGCTTTGCACGCCTGGCAGTGCTTGGTCAAGGCCACGAGCACCATGGGCCTGATGTACGCCAGCGAGCAGGCCGGCCGCAGCGAGTGGGCGGCCGCTGACACCTCGTTCCGCGCGACGACCCGCTACTTTCAGCACCGCGGGTTCAAGCTCACCGCGCCGCCGATGATCGGCGGCGCGACATGACCCGAACCCTTGGCGGAGCGGTTCCATCGACGGCACCCGTCGTCCAGGACGACACGATCAGTCCCGTAATCGTCGAGGTCGCCGAGGCGTGCCAGCGCCTCGATCGCGCCTGGGGCGAGCAGGGCCGCGACTACCCGGACGGGACAGGACCAGGCGAGTACGCAGCGCTGGACCTGTCCGACCTGTGGGCCAGGGCCGCCGAGAACGCCAAGGCCAGCGACGCCCTCTCATGGCGTCTGCTCATCCTGGCGAAGATGTCCGGGGCGTTCGCCGAACGCACCCCCCAGGCGCTACGCGGCGCCCTCGTGCAGGTCGCCGCCCTGGCGTGCACCTGGATACGGGCGATCGACCGACGCACCGAGGGGATGCGGATGTGACCGCCGTCGTCGACTACCAGGCCCAGGCCTACGCCATGGCCACCGACAGCGGCCGCGAGCAGGCGATCGACAGCATCGCCCGCTACCTGCATCACGAGGAAACGATGCACATGCACTCGCCGCCCTACGGCAAGGCCCCGTGCGGCTACTGCTGGCTGCGCGCCGGCCGCGCCGTACGGATCCTCGGCCTGCTCAACCTGCTCGCCCCGCCCAGCAGATGGGCCAAGCCAGGGGTGAGCTGGGCCGAGATAGGCCTGCCCGAGCTCGGCGGCGAACTCCCGATCGGTGTCGACGAGGGCGCGGCACCGCAAGGACCCCACGAGCTCGACGGCGATCCCGAGGAAAGGGTCGCCTACCGGGTTCGGCTGCGGTTCACCTGCGCGGGCCTGACACCGGAATGCACGACCGAGCTGTTCAAGTACGGCGAATTCGCGCGTCTGTCCCCGCGGGTGCGGGAATGGCGAACGACCGTCGCCGACAAGCGGAAGAAGCTCTACAGCCCTCAGGTTGCGATCTCCCGCGCGAATTCGGTCCTGGGCTCGGTCTGCCAGGAGTACGGCGTCACGAGCCTGCGGGTAAGCGAGACGCACGTCCAGCCGACCGAGCCGCCAGCCGACGACGAGGACGACAGCGGCTAGAGGCGGACACGCTGCAATGACCGGCCCCGTTCATCACGCCAGGTGAGCGGGGCCTCTCCGTGCGTAAGCTGCCCGGATGGACGTCACGATGGTTTCCCGAGCGACGTGGGACGCCAAATACGACTACGACCAGACCCCGACGAACATCCACCCTGAGCAGGGCGGCGTGGCCATCCACTACAACGGGCCCGCCCTGAACCTGCCAGCCGATCACAGCCGCTGTGACGCCGCCGTGCTCGGAATCGAGCGGTTCCACGTGCAGACCCGCGGCTGGTCCGGCATCGCCTATACCCTGCTCGCCTGCCCCTGCCCGAGCCGCCATCTCTACGTCGGCCGAGGCCTCGGTAAGCGCACCGCGGCGAATGGAACCACGGTAGGCAACGATCACTTCTACGCCATCATGGCGTTGATCGGGAAAGGCGAGACCCCGACCGACGACCTGCTCGCGACCCTGAGGTACGGGATCGACTACCTGCGCGCTCACGGCGCCGGCGGCCGCGTCGTCGGGCACCGCGACCTGTACAGCACCGACTGCCCAGGCCCCAAGCTGTACTCGTGGGTCAAGGCAGGCGCCCCCTATCCAGGATTCGACATCCCGCCGCTTCCTGGCGGCGACACAGACGACCACACAGACGGTTGGACGGCAACGCTCATGAAGAACCTGCCCACCTTGGCCGCCGGCGACGTCGGCAAGCCCGTCATGCGCGTCCAGGCCCTTCTGAACGTCGCCAACTCGACGAGCAGCGGCGCGCGCCTCGTCGAGGATGGCGTGTTTGGCCACAAGACCGAGGACGCCGTTGCAGCGCTGCAGGCGGGCCACAAGCTGACCGATGACGGGATCGTCGGCCGCAAAACGTGGCCGATCCTGCTCGGCGTCGCATGACCCGCCGAGCCCGACGAGCAGCCCTGTTCACCCGACGATTCTGGGGCGACGCCGTCGAGCGGCTTATCCGCGCCGGCGCGGCCGCCATGCTGTCGACCCTCACCGGGCGCGCGGTCGGCCTGCTCGAGGTGCACTGGCTGGGCGTGCTCGAGGTAGGCGGTATGGCCGCTCTGGTCAGCCTGCTCACGTCGATCGTGGCCGCCCACACGGGCGACCCGGAAACGGCCGGATTCGCAACGGGCGACGCGTAGTTGCGTAGTGTGTCCGGAATGCACGACCCCGAGCTCTACAACAGCGAGCTCTACCTCGACATGGTGCGCGCGACAATCCAGCGCGCCGGCTGGGCGGTCCACGGCTTGCCCGACCAGCAGCTCGCCTACACGATCGGGCTGACCGAGCGAGGCCTGCCCGAGGTCTACATGCGCGGCTACGACATCGCGGCGGCCGCCGGCCTGCTCAACCAGGTCGCCGCCACCATCGGCCAGGCCCCGCCCGACGTCGCCGGCGACGCCGCCCTGTTCGTCGACGTCATCGCCGGCGCGCACATTGCCGTGAACACGGCGCTCGGCTCGATCCTCGTGCAGGTCACCGCCGGCGACGCCGAGGGGTTGGCGATCGCGAACCGGCTCTACCCGGGACAGGTCGCCGCCCTGCAGGTGCACCCGCCGGCGCGCGTCTGGCAGGCGCCGGCACCCGCCAGCCTGTAGCGCATCGGTTGCTGAGGTCCCCTCACAACTGTAGACTCCCTCTTGCAATCATGAGGAAGGGTGCAATTGTGGACTCTGCCCCCCTGCCCGAGTTGATCGGGCTTAAGGAGATCGCCGAACTCAAGGGAGTTCCGCGCGGCACAGCCGACTCTTGGCGTAGCCGCGGCGACCTGCCTGAGCCGGATATCACCCTTTCGGGTAAGCCTCTATGGATTAAGTCGCGGATCATGAATCCCGAAGCGCCGACCGAGCCGCTCCCCGCGCTGGTCAGCACCGCCGAGGTAGCACACCTGTTCGGCGTCAAAGTCACGACGGTCAAGGAATGGAAGAACCGCAATATCAGGCCCGAGCCCGACGTGACCATCTCGCGTCAGCCCGTCTGGCGGCTCGAAACCTGGCTCGCGTGGAGCGCCAAAACGGGGCGGCCGATCGTGCACGCCTACAACACCAAGCCTTAGGCTCGCCCTTCGCTCAGCCCATCCCCAAGCCGGGATATCGCGCGCCTAACTCATGCTCACTGCCTATAAGGAAACTGCGAGCGAGTGATTCCCTATGAGCTGGCATTCCCGTAGTCCCGTTTTCGAGGCCCCGCCATGGTGACGTTGATTGCGGTCTACAACTCCGAGGGCCTCGTCGGTCGATGCGACGCCCGCTGTTATGCCGCCAGTGACGAGCGATGCCGCTGCATCTGCCAGGGCAAGAATCACCGCAAGGGCCTACAGGTCGCGATCGACAACACCCGCGACATGTGCGACCGCTGGCTCGAGCACGCTCGGGCCGTCGATCCGAGCATCACCAAACACATGATCAACTACTGGTCCGCAACGGATCCGCTCTTCTGAACCCCTTCTGACGCGCAACGCCGCGAACGCGGCAGATCGTAGACCTGTATGCAGGGATAGGACTACAGTCCCCCTCTAGCGGCTCGCCCCCGCTCTGCGCTGGGTTGCTCACGGACAGGCTGCGCGAGGGGCGGCCCGCCCCCGAAACAACCAAAAAGAAAAGGGCCCCTGCCGACTGCTGCTAACAGTCCGGGGCCCATGAGACCTAGCAGGAGGTCTGGTAATGAATTTACCACAAAACCCCCTATCGGCACAGGCGAATGAGCCTATCGATTCACCCTGTTTGCCCAGGTCAAAGGGTGATCTAGCACCCAACCGCGCCGAGTACTTCGCGCTTCTCTATCGCGAGCGCTACGGCGACATGGATCGCCTGGAAATGGAGCGGCACGCCCCCCTTCCACCGGCGCCTGACCACGAGCGTCACGAAGAGCTCTACCTGCCGGTAACCCGCCTTGAGGCCTGGCGCAATCTCAGCGAACTGAACCGCACGGTTCGCGAAGTCGACGGCTACCTCGGCTTCTGGCGTTACCGCGACTCGGCAATCCCCGCGGCCGAGGGGGGAGAGGCGTGAGCGGCGAAGACGCCAAGAACGACGAGGTGAGGATCGAGCGGCCCGAGTGGAATCGCGATCTCTGGTCGCAGATGTACTGGGCCGTTTACGACGATCCCGACATGGATCGGAACGGCCATACCGCGTACATGGCGTTGATCCGCTGGGTCAACTTCCAGACCCGTAGGACGAAGCCGATCTCACGAGCCGACCTCGCCAAAGGGGCTCGAGTCAGCGTCGACACCCTCGATCGAGGGCTGCGCACGTGCGTGAAGCTCGGCTATGTCGAGGTAGTCAAGGACTTCGATCCGGACACCAACCGCTTCGGCGAATCGACCTACCTCGTGTACGACGAGCGCGGCGCACGGGAAGCTCGAGCGGCGGCCGCAGTCACGGAAAGTGAGTCAACTACGGACCGTGAAACTACCAAGCCAGACCCTAGCCGCTCACAGCGGCCAGGTAGGGGTAGCCGCTCACAGCGGCCAGGGCAAACCGGTACAAGTCCGGAATGGGGTAGCCGCTCACAGCGGCTACCCCTAGCCGCTCACAGCGGCCACCTAGCCGCATATTGCGGCAGTACTACTAGAGAAGAAAACCAAGAAGAAGAGCGAGAGAAAGACCTACCCCTTCTCGCCGTAGGCGAGCGAACGGTCCGTAACGCGCGCGACGCGCCTACGGCGAAGGATCAAGATCTCGATTCGGTCGGGTTGGCGATCGCGCTTCGCCTGCCCGGGCCGTACGCCGCGGCGCCGATGTGGGTCCGCCGGATCGTTGGCGTGCGGATCGCGGCCGCGATCGCCGAGGGTCTGTCGCCGTGGGCGATCGAGGTCTACGCCGCTGCGTTCGCCGATGATCCGGAGTACGGCGACTTCGAGCACCTCAAGGTGTTCGACGCCACCATGCGCAAGCTGGCCGACGACATTGCCCGCGGCGAGGCCTGCCCGGGATGCGGCCGCGATCCGTCGCATCCTTGGTGCGATGCAGCGATCACGGACGAAACGGAGTCAGGCGATGTTGCCCAAGCATGATCTTCGTCCGTGCGCGTGCGGCGCCGAGATCCGCTGGACCATCACGACGGCCGGCCGCAAGCTCGCCGTCGACGCCAAACCGCACCCGCTCGGGAACGTCGCCTGTCACCGCGACCACATGGGGACCTGGCGGTCGCGGGTGCCGAACGCCGAGCTGCCGCTCGCGAACTTCGAGAAGTTGTTCATGCCGCACGCGGCGACGTGCACCAGCCCGCCGCCGGCGAAAAAGCCTCGAGCTCGAGCAGCGCGGGATCTGCGCATGGGTCCGGGCGCGCAAGTCGAGCTCGATCTCGGCCTCGGACTCCCGGAGGGCGTCAGCTCGCTCGCGGCATACCGCCGGCGGCGATCGCCATGACCGATCGGGCGATACACGATGATCCAATTCCCGTCGAGCAGGAGCTCACGCCCAGCGAGCGTGCGCGGTATCGCGTGCGGCTCGTCGTCTATGCGGCGATGCTCACAGGCGCGACCCGGGCGGAAATACTCGCAGAGGTAAGCCGGGCATTTGCACTGGCAAGCAGGAAAGTAACTCTCCGTCGCTGAATTGAAGAGTGGTATCTGTCCGGCCCTGCCCCACCGTGTCACGGTGGGGCTTTTGTATACCCCCACCCCTCAATACTTTTCGTCACCCCTATATGATTGATTAACAGTCGGGGGCACGAATGTTCGGCAAGCATATAGGCTCAAACCTATAACGTGTTGCAACAATCGCGCCCCCTTATAGGTGATTGACGTATGAATGATCGCCGACTTCTGGCCCCTGCTGGGCTGGTGTCATACCCTCGCCACCGACGCCCGCTGCGCAGGCGTCGCTACCCGCAGTCACGGCCCAGATCCCTCGCACCGGGCCGATCCGCCGAGACCCGCGATCAGGTGCTGACGTGAATTCACCCCCACACGCCCAACCCTGGGACGGCTCAGGAGAGGCCGCCAGTGGCCGCCAGGGCCACGACAAGCCCCTCTCTGGCATCCCAGGACCCGAAAACGACCCCCAGAGGCTCACGGAGCCGCACAGCGCCTCGCCGAAAGCCGGCGGATGCTGGGCCCTGTACTGCCGCTCCAACCGCGGCGGCGACGACGCGATGCAGACCCTCAACGCCCAAGAGGCCACGCTGCGCGCTCTCGCGGCCGCCCGCGGCGCCACCGTGTGCGGCGCCTGGCTCGAGATCGGCCCAGGCCCAGGCAGCGCCTATCACGCGATGATCCAGCACCTGCGCGGCAACGGATGCGCACGCGTCGCCATCTACGACCTCGGCCGGCTCACCCGCGACCCCAACGAGTTTCAGCTCGTGATGGAGTTGCTCGCCGAGCTCGGCATCGGCCTGACCCTCGCGGACGGCACCGACCTGGATACCGCCGACGACCCCGTACTCAGGCTCAGGCTGTACGGCTTCGCACCGCGAAAGGCTCGCCTCGCCCCGGGATCCAACTGGTGAAACAAGGCATTCTCGCGGCCGCCGTGGCGCCCCTGCCATGCGGCATCTACGTCCGCATTTCCAAGGACAGGCTCATGGAAGGCCTCGGCGTCGCACGGCAGGAAGGCGACTGCCGAGCCCTGGCCGAGAAACGCGGATGGGCCGTCGTCGACGTCTACTGCGACAACGACGTTTCAGCGAGCGGCAAGAAAAAGCGAGAGCAGTGGGAACGTCTACTTGCCGACCTCCAGAGCGGCCGCATCCGCGCAATCGTCGCCTGGCATGTGGACCGGCTGACCCGCCGCCCTGTCGAGCTCGAGGGCGTTATCGATATGGCCGACCGGCTCGGCGTGCAGTTGGCGACCGTGAACGGCGAAATCGACCTCGGCACACCCACCGGGCGTGCAATGGCCCGCATTCTCGGCGCCTGGGCTCGGCTCGAGGTTGAACAGAAATCGCTGCGGCAGCAAGCGGCGAATAAGCAACGTGCACATAGCGGAGAGGTGTGGTGTGGGGGCATGCGCTGCTACGGATATACAGAAGACGGCCACGGCATTATTGAGAAAGAGGCGGAGATAATCCGCGAGATGACTAAGCGAGTCATCAATGGCGATTCCCTGAGAAGCCTTGTTCTCGAGCTGGTACAGCGCGGCATCACCACCACGACGGGCGGCCCGTGGCAGGCGTTGACGATCCGCCGGCTGCTGCAAAATCCCCGGCTGACAGGCAAGCGGGTCTACCGCGGCGAGGTCGTTGCTCAAGGCCAGTGGCCGGCCATCCTGGAGGAGGCGACCCAGCAACGCCTGATCGCCGTCTTGGCCGATCCGGCTCGTCGCAAGGACCGCTCGCAGCCTGGCGAGGCCAAGGTCCGAAAGTACCTGCTGACAGGGATCCTGGTCTGCGGGATCTGTGGCAAGCCGCTGCAGGCGCAGCCGAGCAACGCCGGCCGGCGCGGGTACGTCTGCCGCAAGACGCCGCCGTACGGCGGGTGCGGCCGCATCCGCATTGCCGCCGAGCCCCTCGAGCTGGACGTCGCCGAGCGGGTCCTCGCCCGGTTCGCCTCGCCGTCCATCCGGCAAAAGCTGGCCGCGGCGAGCACGTTCGAGGATGACGCCACGCTGACCGAGCAGATAGGCGAGCTCGAGCGCCGCCAGGTCGAAAACGCCGAGGACTACGCGAATGACTTGCTCGATCGCCGCGCTTACCGGCTCGCCCAGGAGAAGATCTCAACGCGGATCAAGGAGCTCCGCGGCCGGATCATGCACCTGACGAGGCTGGAGCATCTGCCGACTGAGGTCACACCGGTCACGTTGGCGCAATGGTGGGCCGACGCGTCTTTGCAGCGTCGCCGCGATCTGATTCAAACGGTCTTCGAGCAGGTCGTGATCGGGCCGACGACGCGTCCTGGATTTCAGGGACTCGACGAAGCGAGATTGACCTATATCGCCCGATAACCAGTATTTTTTTGCGCTACACGAGTAAGGAAACGGTCAAGCGCGTCCCCCTATCCCTCATTGTCTGTGGGCCGCCTTGGATGGCACTGTTGGGATGACCCTCGCGTTCCTTGGGGGATCGCGCGTTCTCGCGCCCGTGTGACTTTGGGGCAGGGAGATCACCAGTGGTAGACGTCGACCAACTCGCAAAGGCGATCGCCGGCCGGATCGCCGCCGAACCGGCCGCTGACCTGCCCGAGCTGACCGACGAGCAGGTTGAACAGGCCGCGCGCGTCTTCGGGCCAGGCTTCCTGAAGCCGTCTCGCGGTACGGCCGCCCGCACTGCGGCCGCCGTGGGTTAGCCGCTTCAACACGCCAACAAAGGCCTCTGCGAACAAAAAGTTCGCAGAGGCCTTTTGCGTGTCCTCAAGATCTCAGCCTGTATGGGGTCGGTTGCACGTCGCGCGAACATCGGTGTAGCGTGTCTCTTGCATCCCTGACAGGAGGACACCCGCCCATGGACAAGATCGATCAGACCCCGGCAGACCAATGGCTCGAGGAGTTCGCCAATCGGCTACTCGTCTCGATCGAGACGATGGACGGCGTCGCCAGCGCCTCGCACATCCAGCTCCCGAGCCTCGATCACCCCGTCATCGGCGTCGAGCTCGATGGGGGCCACGAACTGTTCATCGACCTGATCGCTTCGTAGTGGAACTCACCTACTACGTCGCCCCCTGGGATCGCGACGTCGAACCCGACGAGATCGCCGAACCGGCGGCCGCGGACGTCCACGAAATCCGCCACGGCTACAACCTCGCCGGCCTAGAGCGGCTCACCCGCATCGCAGTCAGCCGCGCCATCACCCGAGGAGGCGACTACCAGGGCCGCTACGAAGCAGCCTGGTCGGGCATCGCCGAGGCACTCTGCACGGCCAAACACGCACCGGACCGGGCTGACCTGATCGCCGCCGGATGGCGTGCGGTCGCAGACTACGCACGCGCCGAAGCCCACCACCACGGCATCGACCCGGAGACATGGGGACCGCTGCGCGGATTCGACCGCTACTGGCATGCCCGCAACTCTCCGAGCCCCGAGCGGCGGACCGTCGAGACCACGGCACTATGGCAGATCTGGCCCGAACTCTCCGACCGTCAGCGCGAGGCGCTCGCCACGTTGGCCGCAGTCGACGACTACGAGCAGGCCACCGACTCGTTGGGTATCGCCGCAGGCACGTTCAGGGCCTTGGTATCGCAGGGGCGGCGCCGATTCCTGGGACTGTGGCATGAAGGTGAGGAACCTTCCCAGCCTTGGCATGTGGGCCGCCGTATCGGACATCGCCATGACCGCGACCGATTCGGCAAACCGCGGATCACTATCGCCCAGCTGGACGACATCCGTGCCCGGTACCACGCGGGCGAGACGCTATCCGCTATCGGTGCCGACTACGGAGTGAAGAAGGCGTGCCTGTCGTCGCTGCTTAGCGGACGGACCAAACCTGCTCAAGATCGGCAGGCATCATGAACCTAGCCGACAGTTCAACGTTCACCCGTCCGATTATCAAGGCGCTTCGATCACATGCGAACGCGATCGCTCAGTCCATGGCCGGCCCTAAAGGATCACCTGCGGCCATTGAGCGGGCGCTGCCCGCGGCCGGCTGCTGGGTATACCTGTCGGCCGTCGTCGCCTGGGCCGAGGACCACGGCCTGATTGATCCCTGGCTACGGCCCGGGGCCACCGAGCTGCGCGAGACATGGCTGACCGCCGGCGGCGACATGCGGTCCTGGCTAGGCGTCGCGTTCACCTCGCTCGCCGTCCATCCGGCAACCCGCTGCCTGGTCGATCCACGCTATGCCCCCTTGCAAGACCGCGACCCTGGCGAGCCAGAACTACAGGCGCTGGTGGACTGGTGGGGTAAGGCGCCCTCCCTCGCCTACGAGACGGACAGCGGTCCGGCCTCGGTGTCAGGGTGGATTATCGGCGACCTGCTGCAATACCTTCGCGATCCACGCCCCGACGGCGGAGGGGGCGGAAACGCTCAAACTCCCTGGTGGGTCGCCGATTTCATCCTCGACCGCACCCTCGTCCCCGCTGTCGAAACGTTCCCGCTCGAGACGCTTCGCACCATCGATCCTGCATGCGGAACTGGCCACTTCCTCATCCGCAAGATCGACTATTTATGGCAGTGGTACACCACGGGGACACTCGCATCCAGGCAGGTCAAGCGTCCGCCGCTTACCGGAGGAAAGGTCCGGGCACCCATGGACGCGATCAAAATGATCCTCGCTGGTGTCGATGGCTGCGAGATCGACCCGCTCACAGCGGCCGTTGCTCGACTGCGCATGGTGGTAGCGATAGGTCAGCTACTCCATCGGTCTGGGCTGATTTCGAGCCCTCGGCTCGATGCCATTCCAGCGTGGGTAACGCCGCGGGTCGCGGTCGGAGACTCCCTACTCGCGGGAAAGGTCAGCCAAACCGAGTACGAGGCGCTGCATCCTGAACTCGCAGCCATCGAGAACCTCGGGGTTCCCGAGCAGGTCCATCCTCCCGCGCCGACCTTTCAGCAAGATTCTCTGTTTGACGAGGCCAACGCATGACCAGGCCCGATCGCCGCACGCGGTCCGCCTATGAGCTGCAGCGCGACGACTACGTGCACGACACCGCTACCCCGATGCGAGTCGAGAGCGTCACGCCCGACCAGTTCGGTTCGATCACGGTTGTCGGCATCTGGGCCGCGGGAACAGAAATGACCATCCATCACCCGCGCGACCTGCAGCTCGACGTGACCCGCCTCGTCGACGCCGACGACCCCATCGCGCGGCAACTCTCCCTGACAGGAGTCACCCCATGAGGCTCGCGTTCCTCGCCCTCTCGACGACAGGCCCCGACGTCCTACGGCACGAGACCTGGGAAATGTCCCTGATCATCCGCGACTTCCAGCGGCACGACTACGAGCAGCACTGGCAGATCATGCCCGTGCACCTCGCCAGCGCAGACCCCGACACGCTGCGCGTCAACGGCTACTACGACCGCATCGAAAAGTCCCTGTCGGCCGACGCGTTCGGCTACGACGACGAGGGCCTGCTCATCGGCCCCGCGCACCCGTCCGTGATCGCGAGCTGAAGGACGAGCTGAACATGTGCGGTGCGATCGAATGCCGGGCGGACGCGGTCACGCCGAACGGCCGGTGTGCCGATCATCCCCGGTAGGGACGTTGCTTTCTAGATCGTGGATACTGGCCCAATGCTGGTGGTGCGCGTCGAAATCTGGCCGCAGGGTGAGGCTGAGCGGGCCCGTGAGCTCGGCCGTGTCATCATCGCGAACAAGAGCCGCCTGGCGCCGGTCTCCCGGTATGAGGTGACCTGTACGGCTCAGGATGGGACGCGTATGGCGGAGGTGCGGCATCACCTGCGTGCGGACGGCTGGCTGGCGTTGGCGGCGCGGGCGCTGGCTGCGTGCGCCGAGTCGGCGCCCATCTAGTCGGTGGTCGCCGTGGCTGCTCAGGTGTCGAGTACTCGTAGCGAGGCGACGTTTCCCGGCGTTCCCGGCGCGACCGGCAGCGGGTCCTTCCATACGAGGTGCGCGATCGTTGCGGCGACCGCCCTGACGTAGATGGGGACGGCGCCCTGGGGTTCTGGCTGGTCGGCTGGATCGGGTTGCTGGTTGATGGGCCGGTTCCAGACGTGCTGGTCGAGGCCGGGACGGCCGCGCGTCAGGGTGAGGCAGTAGAAGCGGCCGTCTATGTCGGCGGCGTGGATTGCCCGCTTCTCGACGGCGTCGTCGCGCTGGTGGAATCGGCGTTCGCGCCGGTCCCGCTGGTATCGGGCCTGTTCCCAGGGGGTGTCGTCCGCAGTTGCCGCGATCACGTCGTGTACTTCGATTAGGAGGGCGACTGCGTAGAGGCGGGGCTGGTGGCCGTTGACGATGCGCGCCAGTTCTCGTTCGGTCCAGTGGGCGGCCGTCTCCTGGATGAGCACTCCGAGGTGGTCTGGGTTGAAGGTGTAGGGGATGTCTTTGTTTCCGCACATCCGGATGTGGGTGCCGTCCCAGGAGAACGCCATCAGGCGGTGGGGGGTGTCCCAGGTGTGGCCGAGGATGAGCCCTTCGAGTGCGTCGCCGAGCTTGCTGGCGGGGGCACCGCGCGGTGGGCCGAACCGGTTGGCCGTCATGGGGGGGGTGGATCCTCGCACTTGATCACTGTAAAGAGTCTCACTCAGGGTATCGCCGCGAACGCGGGGTGGAACGGCGTGTTCGCATCCATAATCGGCTGGATGCAGGACGGTCCGGTGGCGGATGGCGTGAAGATCGCAAAAGCGGTGAGGACCTGCACGGCCTGCCCGTCCCAGTGGGACGCATGGACGCCCGACGGCCTTTACCTGTACCTGCGTTACCGGTTCGGGGTGGGCACGGTGGACCGATACGACTCGCCCGATCCGCAGACGTGGAGCGCTCTCCCCTCTGGCAGGGTGGCCTACTTCCAGTTCGGGAACGCCCTCGACGGGAGCATCGGCCTGGCGGATTTCATGAGACTCGCCGGACTGGAGTGGGCGGAGGAGCCGCCGCGTGAATGAGATCGACAAGTACGGGCTCGGCCAGGACATCCTGAGGGTGCGAGGCGTGACGCGGGTGATCGAGGTCAGCCTCAATCAGGTCCTGGCCCACGTGTTCACGTTCACCGTCGACGGCGCCGACTACGCGGTTTCGATTGACGCCGGTGAGCCGTGGAGTTCCATGATGAGCCCGCCTCCCATCTCGCGTGAGGGCACGAGTTCGCCTGACGCGCCCTGGGTCCGAGAGCCGGTGTTCGCCGAGCTGTGGCGCCTCCTGCGGACCAACGGCAGCACATTCAAGGGCGGCGCGTCGTTCATCCGCGCCAGCGCGCCCGGCGGGTCGGCCGAAAGGTCAGGGCTGGGGCCCGCGTAGCGGGAGATCGTCGTACACGAAGCGGGTGCGCGCGGGGTCGGCGACGATCGTCGTGTATTCGATGGGTCGGCCGTGCTGGTCGCGGGTGAGCCGGGCGACGGTGAGGACGTCGCGGCCGGGCAGGCGGAGCTCGGCGGCTTCGGCGCGGGTGGCTGGCCGTACGGCGAGTTCTTCGGTGGCGGTGGCGGGTTGGATGCCGATGCTGTTGAGTACGCCATACTGGTCATGGTGGTTTCGGGTCGGCGGAACAATGTCGAGCTGACGCCGTGGAACTGCGCGTGTGTCTCGGAGAAGATGCGCTGCATTCGGGCGGACGTCAACGACCTGCCCTGGAACGCCTTCCAGCTCGCCCGCGTCGTCGAGCGAGACGAGATGGGCGTCCAGCAGGATCGGGGCGAGGTTGCGGGCGCCCCCGTTCGCCGGCCCTACGCCTGCGGTCATCCCCGAGGACGACGGGCCGCCGGTCATCGCGTCCCACATCGCTCTTGTTAGCCGCGCCCACGCCGAGGACCCTTCCAATATCGAGCTGAGAGCGTGAGGTTGTTCGGCCCCCGTCATGACTGACTACCAAGCTCCCTCGCCACTGGCGGCTGACCGGCCTGGATTTCTCGACGCCATCGGTCGCCTGGTAGCCGCCGGGATCATCCCGCTTAGGAAGCCCTGCGGCGTCTGCATGGTCTGCGCGGGCCGCGTTCAGGGGAATGTCGAGTGCGACGGGGCCGCCGTGCTTGACGCCGTCGACTGGCCGGTAGAGCTGGCCACAGCCATCGGCCGCGCCGAACGGGCTGAGGCTGCGATCGCCCGCGCAGACGAGGCCGCCATCCGGGCCGACGAGCGCGACCGAGTCATCGGAGAGATCAACGAGTGCTTGCACCTGAGTGAGGGCGAGTCCGCTGCCATTGGTCTGCTCAGGTGGATCTTGACCCAGAACCAACGGGAACAGGCCCGCCCCAGACGCGCAAAGGCGCCCGAGGCGCCTGGGGCGTTCGCGAGCGCCTTCCGTACAGTCTCGCCCGCCCTCGAGGACGACGGCGAATGACCGAGGCCTCGGTCAAAAGGACGGCGCGCAAAGGCACGCCGCTGACGCTGTTGGATGTGGCCGGCCTGCTCGGCGACGCGGCGCGAGCAGGCATACCCGCACAGGCGACATTGCATGGTGCCGCATACGGGTTGAAGGCACACCTTCGATGGATTGAGGCCCGCGCCGAGGACGACCACGGCGCCCCCTTGCACCGTATAGAAACCGCCGTCTCGGACGCGATTAAGTCCGCGCCTCTCGGCGGCGAGGGCAGCGTCTATCTATTCCTGGCCCAGCTGAAACGCAACGCCTACGCGGTTGTACCGCTCGGCATATTCAAATATCTGAAACATCTGGACGACGCATGCGCGACCGGGGATTGCGTATGCGGGTTTGAGCAGATACACCGGCTCGGCCGATATCCGACCTCGTAACACCAACTCCTATTGAATCGGGGGATTCATCATGGAATGCGGAAAGATTATTGTTGACGATCTGGACCAGTTCGGGACGCAGATCGAGTTCTTGGGGCCTGATGGCCGGCTCGTCACACGTATCCAGGTGTCGCGCAAGGTCGCCGTACGGTTCGAGCTCACCGACCGCGTCGAGCCGCTGCCGGACGTCAACCCTCTCGCCGCCGGCGGGGCGCTGCCGATCGCCAACCGGGCTGCCGAGGTCGTCGCCGGCGTAGGTAGCGCCGCTGGAAACGGAACGCGCGAGTGACCAAGCGTCGCCATGATCCAGGCCTCTGGCCGATGCCGACCGTCACGCCGCCCGTCCTCTGGATCCCGGACGTGCCGAGCGTGCAGGTCGATATCGAGCCGTGGCTCGCCTGGGCCGAGACCGGCCTACGCCCAAGCCATGCGACGGCGTCGCGCCTGCTCGGCGACCTCATCCGGGCAGTTCATGCGCGGCTTGAGCCGTACTGGCTGCGGCCGCTGTGCCTGTTCTGCTCGCCGCTCGCGCTCAGCCAGCTCGAGCAGCAGTTCGCCGCGGGCCGCCATCGCAGGACGGCGGCCGCATGAGCCGATTCGACGATCGGGCGCCGCGTCAGGTCATCGCCGAGTTCGACCGCTTCATACGCACGGGGCCCAGGCCGACCAGCAACGGCACCGGCGGCATAGACGACCTCACGGACGCGCTGCAGGCCGAGCAGGTCCGCAGAGTCGCCGGCGACCTCGGCGAGCTCACCTGGGCCGATCTGCTCAGGGAGGAGATGTGCGCTGTCCTGTCGATCCCTGCCAACCGCGAGGAGGACCTGCACCAGCGGTTGTGTCAGGCGATGGGGATGATGCTCGCGTGGATTTATACGCTGAATCAGCAAGCGAGGTATGCGCGACCTATCCCTCGTCGCCGGCGAGGGTTTCTCGGCCGTAGATAACCGATCAACGTCTGCTCGACGATCACGCAACGAAACACCCTCGCACGGAACCCGCCTTCCCGTGCGAGGGTGTTTTGTTCTCCCGCCATATATCGGCGTGGTCACATTTGTGTTACTGACACATTCGGTGTCACCTCTGGTCCTCAACCCTGGTGCATACTGTCCGCGTAGCGCGTAGTGCACTACGCAAACTTAGGGGGAGACGCTCAGGTACGACCTGGGACGCCTTGCCCCCGGACAGCAGAGAGAGGGCACGTCCGAATGATCCTTCTCGCCATCCTCACGGGCGCGATCGTCGCGCTCATGTGGGCACGGCAAACCAAGTGGTACGAGATCCTCCTCCTCGGCGGTTGGGGGCTCATGGCCGCCGGCACCCCGATTGGCGCGCCGATTGCAGGGGCCCTCAAGACCGCGAACGGCGCGATCGGCGGTTGGTTCCATTGATCCGCCAAATCCCACGATGGATCTGGGACAACCGGCCGACAGTCAAGGATCTGCTCGTCGTCGGCGCCATCGTCACGGTGATGCACTTCGTGCTCGGCATGCCGGTCATCCCGGTCATCGTCGCGTGGGTCGTCGTGGTGCTCGGCCTGGCGACCTTCGTGGGCTGGCGCGCCCGGGAGCGGTGATGACCGATGTTCGTCATCGACCTCCTGTTCACTGGCGCCATCGTCATGGGGATCGTCGGCCTCGCCCGCTGGGCCAACAGCAAGCCCGCCACGGGCGGCAAGCCAGCCAGTCGCAGGCCGCCGAGCCGCACTCAAGCCCGCACCTCGGCCCGCAAGTCTCTGTTCGTCACGGCCTGGAATGCCAGCGGCGCCCAGAAGCTGGAGACGACGCGCCTATCCGAGGCGGTCGCCGAACTGACCGGCCGCACCGCCGGCGGTCTGGGCCGCGCTTCCAAGAGGAAGGCCAAGTCAGCCAGGGATCGAGCCGAGGAACGCTGGACGGCCCGAGAGCCCGCCCGCCCGATGTTCTGGCGGCTCCGCAAGCCCGAGGCCGACCCCGCCGAGCAGGCCGATGAGGTCAAGCCCGCAGACGCAGGCAAGCCGGCCGCCGAGCAGGCGGATGCACCACCGCCGGCGAAACCGCCCGCGGGCAAGGCCGCAGACGCACCGCACGACAGCAAGCCGACCGATCAAGGAGATACTCCCGTGGCTACTCCGTTCCGTCCCGCCCCCGCCCCCCTGGCGGCAGCCGGGACCGTGCTCAACGTCAGCGGCGCCTGGCCCGCGGTCATCGCCAACATCGCCGATCTGGTCCCCGAGAGCGATCACCACCTGCTCACTACCTGCAAAGAGGAGATCTCGGGCGTTCTCGGGTACGCGTCGGCCTGGGCCGTCCTGCACGAGACCTGCATCAACGCCATCGGCCTTGACCCCGCATCGGTCCAGGGCGTCGCCGAGTTCGCCGAGCACCTCGGCGAATGCTCGGCCCGCCTCGCCGAGGCGCACCAGCAATTCATGACCGTGTACGCCGAGATCATGCAGGCCGTCGCGAACGGCGTCGTCCTGCCGTACAACGGCCGGTTCATGACTGGGGAGGCGAGCTAATGCTCGCGATGATCAAAGCCGTCCTGATCTTCCTCACCGATTGCATGATCGATCTGCTCTGGGCCGCCACCCTCTATTTCACCCTCACCCACTACGGCGCGCCGTCCTGGGCCGCCGGCCTGATCGCAGGCATGTGCCTCGTCATGTTCGGTGGCGCCGCCGTCGACCTCATCCAGGAACCGCTAGCCAAATACGTCCACCGCATCGGACGCGCAGACGAGGACGACGACCAGCTGTGCGACTGCCAGGGCGAGAAGGGATAGACGGTGCCACCGAGGGCCCCGAAGCCGCCGTTGCGGGTTGCTGTCGGCCAGCGTCTGGCCGGCCGCCCGCAAATCCATCTTGGCCAGCATGTCGGCCAGCATCAGAAGGCTCCTTCCCCTGGCCTTCTGTCGCGTGCCGCCGGCTGGATCCAGGCGGCACCGACCGAGCGCGCCCCGCTGCCTATTGGCGTGGGCGTGTTCGGCGTCGGCGAGATCCTCCACGTGACGCACACGCCCGCGTGGATGATCGGCATGGGCGTCCTCGGCGGCACCGTCGCAGCGTGGGGCGCGGTCCTCAACCGGACCAAGGACGGTCCGGCCGCGTTCAAGGCCGGCGCCGCGGTGATCGCCGCCGGCGCCTGGCTGTCCACTGCGGCGCTCGTCGGCGTCGACGCCTGGATGACCGCGGTCTACTGGGGCCTGTTCGGCGTTGCGTACGGCATCTATCGAGCCGACGACCTCACCCGCCAACAGGTGTACTGGCGCAAACAGAAAGCGTCCTGGCACCAGCTCGCCCGCCAGTTCGGAATCCCCGGATCAACCCTGCTCAAGATCGAAGACACCCGCCTCGGGCAGAAACTCGTCATCGACGTCAAGGGCGCCGGCCGACGCGCCTCGCACATTGTCGCCTCGGACCTAGCCGAGCGGATCGCCGAACACCACATGATCCCCAAGGTGCGCGTGCAGGTGCGTGAGGCGAACATCGCCGGCCGCATCATCGTGTCGATCCGGATGAAAAGCCCGTGGGACGTGCCGATCAAGCACCCCACCCTTGACCCGACGTCCGAGATCGTGCTGCCCGAGATCGCCGACATCCGCGAGCCGCAGATCGTCGGCATCGACCCCGAGAACGGCCGGCCCCTCGAGATCACGTTCTGGGATGAGGACGGCGCCCGCAACATCCTGCTCGTCGCCGTCAAAGGCGGGGGCAAGTCGGTCCTGGTGTCCGACGTGCTCGAGCGGCTCACCGCGGCCGACAACGTGTGCATCTTCGGCATCGACCTGTCCAAGGCCAAAGAGATGCGGCGCTGGCGCAAGGCCCTCTACCTATCCGCCTGCGGCCCCGGGGAACGCGTCAAGGCGCTGCGCATGCTGGAGATCGCGCACGCAATCATCGACTGGCGGGCCGCACAGCCGACCGACGACGCCGTGCACGTGCCGACCAAACGCAAGCCGTACGTCGCCGTCATCGTCGACGAGATGTCCGCGGCGCTCGGCGTCAACGACCCGATCGGCCTGGCGATCCGCGAGCACATGGCCTACATCACGTCCAAGGGCCGAAGTGAAGCGGTCGGCGCGTTCCTCGTCGGGCAGCGTGGCACCGTCTCGCACCTGGGTACGGCCGACATCCGCTCCATGGTCGACACGGTCATCCTGCAAAAGCTCAACCGCAAGGGCGAGGCCGCGCATGCCGCCGGCGAGCTCGGCCTCGAGCTTCCCGACATGTCGCGGTACGGCGAGGGCAAGCCTGGCGTCACCTGCATCGCGCAGATCGACGGCTCGTATGAGCTTGGGCGGACCTTCGCTCTGGTCGACCTGCGCGACATCGACCGGATCGCGGCCGAGCGCACCCCCTGCCCGCTCGAGCCCGAGCTTGTGGAGTTCCTCGGCCCGAAGCTCGCCAAACTGCACGACCCGATCGAGCCCGGGCAGCTCGCCGAGACCGCACCCGAGGCGGCCGAGCAGGCGGCCCAGGGCGCGAGCATCCGCGAGAGCGTCCGCCGCTACCTGTTCGCCGTCCCCGACATGGCCAACCCGTCGCCTGAGATGGCCGCCAAGTTCGCCGAGGCCGCGGCGATCCGCCGAGCCCAAGCGGCCGAGCAGACCGTGCTGTCCGACGACGTCCGCGCCCGCGTCATCGAACTGCTCAAGGAAGGGACCACGGTCCGCGCCGTGACCAAGCATCTGGACATCGGGCAGACGTCGACCTGGCGCGTCATGGACCGGCTACGGCAGGAAGGTGTCGCGGTCTGCACGAGCCGCGGCCGTAACGCCCGCTGGCACCTCGCAGAGAGTGACTCAGCGTGATGAAGAAATGTTCCCCCCGAATGTTCCAGGCCAATGTTCCAGGCCCGTATAGGAGACCTGGCGAACGTTTGGAACATTCACCGGCTCCAGCTACGGACAGTGACGAATCGGGAGGCTGGCGATCATGACGGCTTTCACCGTGCAGGCCTCTCAGCTCGCCGATCTCCATGACCTCGCTTGGAGCGCCACGTTCGCAGCCGCCCGTTGCAAGGCGACCGGCCTGGACGTCCGCTGCTATGCCGGCATCATCGGCACGGCTCGCATCCTGTCCATGCGGACGGGCGCGGCAACCTGCCCCTGGTCCAACGACACGGCGCTCGTCGCCTGGATCTACGACACGTTGCTTGAGGTACGGCAGCGCCTCGTCGCCCTCCGAGCGCTGCGTGTTCGTGTCGTAGACGCCCTGGCCAGGGCCGAACGAGGCCTTCGTGAAGCCCAGGAAGACGGGCGGGACACCTCGCGATACATGCGCATCATCGCCGACTGCCGAGCCGCGCTGGAAATCATCACCGCAGTCACCGCACTCCTCATCTACGTGGCTCGACGCCTGTCCGCCGTGCCCGCCGAGCTGGGGGAAACCTACGCGGCCGCCTACGCCCTGCTCGCTCGAGGGGGTGTCCTGCCCTTCGACGGCCGCTGGATCTCGCCATAAACACGTTGATCCACGAGTAATTTGACCTGCACCCGCCGTGACTGGAAGGCCCCCCGACATGTTTCGCCGCCGTACACCCGACCTCGTCGAAGACGTCATCACCGAAGCCGAGAAGGCGCGCGCCGTCGCCGACCTCAGCGAGTCCCAGACCCGCATTGCCGCCGCGGCCGCAGACGCGGCACAGATCACCCATCAGGCCAAGCTGGACCAAGACGCGGCCACACAAAAGGCCCGCATCGACGCCCAGGAACGTGACCAGCGAGCGGCCGCCAAGCGCGCGCTTGCCGCCGAGAAGAACCGCAAGGAGCTGCATGCCGTTCGCGGCGACAGGGTTGCCGCGCAGAAACGGCAAGCGCGGCAAGCAGGCGCCGAGCGTGGGATGCGAGCCGCCCGTACGGCGTTCTCGATCGGTGTCAACACGGCCGCCTGGTTCGGCCAGTTCGGCTACCTACACGACCAGGTTGCCGCCCCGCTCGTCTGGTCCGCGCTCATTGCCGCGCTGCTTGAGCTCGCCGCGGTCAGCGCTCAGGCGTACGCCACGGCGGCCGCCATCGATGGCGACCGCGTCCTGCCCAAGCTCATCCTGTCCTACCTGTTCGCAGGGGTTGTCGCCTGGCTGAACTACAGCCACTGGACCCAGACGCCAGGCCGAGAAGGGCTTGCGATCCCGTTCGCCTTGATGAGCATCGCAAGCCCGATCTTCTGGCAGATGCACTCGGCGCACGCGCACCGCGACGAGCGGCGTGCCGCACGCGACAACCGGCGTGCCGACAAGGAAGCCAGGCGTGCCGCTAAGGGTGTCGCGACCTTCTCGGTCTGGCGCTGGATCTTCTGGCCGATGGAGACTCTTAGGGCCCAGCGGATCGCCATCCGCTTCAACGAGCCCAATCCCGAGGTCGCCGTCGACCTAAGCCTCGACTACCTGGCCGAGCAGCGCGCCGAACGCGAACGGCAAGCCGCGATCAGGGCCCACCTGGACGCGGCAAGGCAACGGCAAGGCCTCCTGTCATGGTTTAAGAGGCCGCCCCTCGAGCTCGAGGCAGGAGAGCAGCAGCTGCAGGACGACGAGCTCGACGAGGACGCTGAGCGCGAGCTCGATCTACCCGACGTGCCCAGCCCGCACGAGCTCGCTGACATGAACGATCGGGAGATCAAGAAAGCGGCACGCGCGACGTACCGCGCGGCCAATCAGCAGGGCCTGGTCCTCACCGGCCTCGAGCTTGGCGCCGCCTACGAAAGGAGCGAGTCGTGGGGGCGCACCCGGATCCGCGAAGTCAAGGGACAGGTGATCCCAGGCGAAACCATTGGCCGGCACGCGGCAGAGGGACTGTGAGCGATGGCCGCGCTACGCGTTGCGCTTTACAATCCGATCATGCCGAGTGAACAGGACTGGCAGCGCGGCCGCGACAAGCTCGCCCGTTTTCGTGAGCTGCAGAAGGTAGCCGACGACGCTCGCATCGAAGCGTATGAAGAGATCCGAGCCCTGTACGCGGAGATCGAGGACGAATACGGCCCCCAGGCCGAGGTTGCTCGCCGCCTCGGCCTGGGCAAGTCTCACGTTCGCTGGATCACGAGTACGGACCTGGACGCGCTACGCCAACGGCTCGAGCAGAGCCGTGAGAAGGGCGATTGACGGAATCCCCGATGAGCCCCTATGCCGAGAACACTCAGGTACCTGCCGGCCGCAGCCGCGACGAGATCGAACGCACCCTCACCCGATACGGCGCGGCCGCGTTCGGCTACGCCGTACAGCGTGACCAAGCAATGATCGAGTTCCTGATGCACGGGTACCGCGTCCGCTTCGTCATCGACCTGCCCGACCCTGGCGATCCGCAGTTCACCGAAACCGAGACAGGCCGGCCTCGGCAGCCCGCCGTCGCGCGCTCGGAGTATGAGAAAGCATGCCGGCAACGGTGGCGCGTCCTCGCCCTGGTGACCAAGGCCAAGCTCGAGGCAGTCGAGGCCGGCGTCGTCACCTTTCAGCGCGAGTTCCTGCCGTACATCGTGTTGCCCTCGTCGGGGCTGACGCTCGGCCAGGTGATCGAGCCGAAGCTCGACGATCTGACCGGCTCGGGCGAGGTGCTCTCGCTGCTCGCCGATTACACGCGGCCGGCGCTGCCCTCGCCGTGATTTCGCGAATCACGAGTCATGGGCTGCAAGCCGCAACGGCTCAACTGGATCGCCAGACGTAGGTAACTCGAGTTTGGTCGAAGGCCTGCGAGTCCGGCTCAGTACGCGCGATCCGGATCTGCTCGAGCAGGTCGATCGCAAGGCGCTGACGCTCTACCGCCGAGGTGCCCTCAAACCAGCGCGCGAGATCGTCGATCACCATGCCGGGCATTACGCCGTGCATCATCTGCTGCAGCATCTGCTCGGCGGCGTCCCGGTCGAGAGCCTTGGCCTCGATGGTGTTGGGCCCGCATCCCAAGACGAGGCATTCGAATGCACCAGTTGTGGGGCAGACGTGCATCGTGCGGCCGCAGTCACCGCAACGGACAAGGTTGATCGAGTCCAACATCGTGGGAGGCCTTTCTAGGGACCCCGGTGCGAAGGGCCCCGGTCCGCTGCCCGACCCATCGGGACTTAGCGCGAGCTCGAGGCCCTTCTCCAAATTCACACCCTGACAGATGTGCCGCCGATAAGCCCAAGGCCGCCGACGTAGCAACTATCACTGTAGCGGCCAAGGGCGGGCCTGGCGTTAGTCACGTAGGCTTGCAAAAGGTACCTGACAGATACCCGCAGCACCGCCGGAAGGGACACGACCCATGTCCGAATTCCCCCTTGGGCGCCGCATCGCCTTTCTCCGCAATCAGCGAGGCCTGACACAGGCCGAGCTCGCAGGCAAGACGGGGCTGAGCCTGTCCTACATCCGCGGGATCGAGCGTGGCGAGAAGCTGGTCGGCCGAGCCTCGACGCTGGCCAACCTCGCCGAGGCCCTCGAGCTCGCCGACGTCGCCGAGCTGACCGGCGGCTACCCCTTCACAGTCGGCCCAACCTCGGACGCCTCTCGCCTGCTGCATCCGACCGCCCGCCAACTCGGCGACCTGTTGCGCCGGCCGATGCTGGCCGCCCACGTCGATGCGTCCCCGCCGCCGACCGTCGAGCAGATGCAGGACCGTTGCGACGAACTCTGGGAAATCTGGCACAACAGCAAAACGTTCTACTCCGACACCGCGATCGAGCTACCCGCTCTGCTCGTCGACGCCCATCGGCTGCTGCGCTCCGCCGAAGGTGACAAGCGGCCGGCCTGGCGGGTGATGGCCCAGGCCTACCATCTGGCCCGGCAGTGGCTGCGCAAGGTCCAGGAATACGAGCTCGCGATCGTCGCCGCCGAACGCTCCCTGCATGCCAGCGAGCAGGCCGACGATCCGCTACTCATCGCGATGAGCGCCTGGAACTACGTCGGCCTGCACAACGCCGGCGGCCGCCCTGAGGCAGGCGCCGACGTCGCCGCCGAGGCGATCCGGATGCTCGACGAAGTTCCCGGCTCGACGCAGGACCGCAACCTGCACGGGATGCGCGGCGCTTTGCACCTGTACGCGGCGATCGCCTCGGCGCGCATGGACGACGCTGACGGCGCCTGGCGGCATTGGCAGGCCGGCGACGACATCGCCCGCGATCTGGGCCCGACGTTCTTCGACCAGTGGACGACGTTCGGCGCGATGAACGTCGCGATGTACCGGGTTGGGATCAACATCGATCTCGGCAAGGGCCGCGACACGACCGATGAGGCCGAGCGGATCGACTACACGCGGATGCTCTGTGTGGAGCGCCGTACCCGGCACCTGATCGACGTGGCCCGCGGCTACGGCAGGCGCGAGGACGACACGGCCGCCGTCGCGACCCTGCTCGAGGCCGAGCAGCAGTCCCCCGAAGAGGTCGCGTACTCGTACTACTCGCGCGAGCTGCTGCGGCACCTGATGCAGCGCGGACGGGCGATCAATCGTGAGGGCATGTACGGCCTGGCGGCGAGGATCAACGTCCACGCGTAGGAAAGGGATGGCGTGATGGCTGAACGGTGGCGGTCGCCTGCCGCACGCGAGCTCGCGAAAGCGATCCGTGACGCTGGGGGAGAGCTCGAGCGTTTGGGTACCGGCCGCTGGCGGGTGACCGGACCGTCAGGCACGATAACGATCCACGAGCCCGGCACCGATACCCGCCGCGACCTGGCTCGGTCCTCGGCAGCACGCCGCATCCAGGAAGAGACGGGCCTGAATTTGAGCTGACCCCCGCCATCTGGGGGATATGGGATCGACTGCATTCTGTCGTCTCTACTGACGTGAGTTAACTGCTGTAGCCAGAGAGCCGCGTGAGCTGGGATTACGCGGCTGTGGCTATTGTCAACCTTTCTGACATTAGGTAGAAGTGATATACGCCCCGTATTGGGAGTGACACTATTAGTGTCACCCGGGCGGGGCGTATGTGCATTAGCCTCGCGATCGACCCTGACAAGTCGACCCCCCGATTGGATCCCCCCAAGATGGATCAGCGAAGGTTTGAGACCGAAGCTCTCCATGATCCGATCGCCGACGAGCGTCGCCGCATTCTCGAGGCTCTAGTCGATCGCATCAAGCACACCGGCCTGGATGCGCAGGCCAAGCACCCGAACGTCGTCAAGGCTAGGCAGCCCGCAGCATCTGGCATGGTGCAAGGCGTCGCCCTGATCACTGACCTGGAATCCTCGGGCTCTGCGAACCGCCCGGGATGGTTCTGGATGTGGCCAGGCGACGACCGATACGCCCGCCCAGCGCTCGAGTGGCTGTGTCCCGCGGATCAACTCGACGAGGCGGCGCGGCGTATCGCCACGGTCCTCGCTGTATTGCCGGAATCTGAGCCGGCCGACTGATCCGCTGCGCCTTCGCAGCCAGCTCGTACCGTCGCCGGTAAGTCCCTCCGATGACCGGAACCCGCAGGCGCGAGATAGACGAGGGGCGGCACTAGGCAGATCCCCCAAGGAACCGTGACGGGATATTAATCCCACACGGACCCGGTGCCGCCCCTCCCTCCCCGATCTACCACATCCGGGCCTATCTAAACAATGTGTGATGGCTCACACACAGTGGGCAATTTTGCATACGTAGTTATACAGACTTGCGTGTGCCGATACGGTGCGCAGGCTCTTGAATCGGACACACGCGGCTAGAGGGCGCAAGACGGTTCCCGGAGGGGTGGACCGTTTTGCGCCCTTTTGGTTGCCCGGAACATCTCCGCACGTCAGCGAGCCCCTACGCGCCTGGGCCACTTGAGGGGCGGCACCACTTGCGTAGGGGCTCTGGGCCTCTGCTTCCCCCCATGCCCCAAGCGGCAAACCAGATCATTCTGTTTCGATCCGATCCCAGAGGGGACACAGAGCGCTATCGTTCCAGGTCACCTATATGAAAACTCTTGTCTCCGTTCCCTTACGGCTGTAGCGTATGTATTGCACGGAGTGAGGGAACGTAAGGAAGGCAAGGAACGCCGATGACCAGGAACGCCGCCCACACGACCAGCCACACGGACGCCGCCAGCACCGGCCGCAACAAGGCCGCGGGGATCTCGTGGGCATGACCGCCATCGGCGCCCGCATCCGCTGTTACGGCCTACGACTGTGGAACGGAGGAAAACGTCATATGACCCCCCTGCAGCTCGCCCTCGAGGCGACCACGCACCTGCGCGAGGACGTCAGCAACATCGTCTACCTCCCGCCCGCCGAGCACGACCGCGCCCTGCAGGACGTTGAGCTCGCCCTCGGCGAACTGGCCAAGCTCATCACGTCCGCCATCGATCAGGCCGCCTGAAGAGGGGATCCCCTCTCGGTACGGCCAAGGCCCCCGAGCGATCCACGGCCGCACCCTGGTGCGGCCGCATCACGGGGGCCGACAACCCGAGGACGTCGAGGAACACACGCGATCGGAGTGGTCTGTTCAGCGGGGTGCGATGCCCGCGTTCGGCCCCTCGGGACATCACCGGCAGGCGCTACTGTGCCTGTCTCATCCGGTGAGCTGGACTGCGGCAAGGGTGGCAGCCACGGTTCACCGCCCAGGACCCCCAGGACCGCGCAGCACGTCCCTGGGGGTCCTTCGGCGTCCAAGGCCCCCGACCGGCCGCCGACTCGCCCCCGAAACGGCCGCAACATGCGGGGAAACCTTGCAGATGAGACTCCTCATCGGAGAGATACATTTGGGATCACTCCAAACCAAAGCGCGGCAGTTTCTCGGGGGTCCGCCATGCCCAAAAAGTGCGTCTTCTACCTGTCTTTGATCGTCGCCACGATCGGGGCCACCGCCATCTGCATTTACGTCTGGTACATCATGATGACCGCGCTCATCGCCGGCCTCGCGAGCGTCGTCCTGGTGATGCTCGCCGGCGTCTGCCCGTCCGTTGGCCTGGACTCTCCTGCGCCGCTCCCGGGCGGCTGACCCTATGAGCACCTCGCTGCCGGCGCTCGGCCCGTACGCGGCCAAGTGGATGCGCCCGTGCACCGCGCGCGGCCGCAACCACGCCGGCGAGGTCGCCGCGTGCGGGGCAACACCGACCCGCCGGTTCATCAATGACTGGCTGTGCCAGCAACACGCCTTGCCGCAGCCCACGATCACGGCGCCGCTCAAGGTGTAGGGATACAGTCAGGCATTGTCACTGCAGGTGGTCAACGGGGGGACCAGCCAGCATGAGCTATCCGAAGCCGCAGATCTTCCGCTCTAAAAGGGCGTCGATCGTCGCCATCTGGCACCAGTGGAAAAAGGACCGCGCGGTCTGGCAGGACCTCGCGCACGCCCTGGTCGACGATCTCGGGTTTCCCGGGCGGGCGCCCGTCCTGGTGCAGGACCCTGACACGCTCACGCTGTCGGTCGCTGCGATCGAGTACATCGCCGGCGAGCCGATCCTGCCCGGCTGGGCCCGCGCCGAGTGCGACGGCCTGCCCGTCCTGGTGCCCGACCCCAGGACGATCACCGGCCGCCGCTCCCAGGACGCGTTACGGGCGCTGCGCTGCCCGACCGACCCGCGCTGGCTACTGCCCGGCATGCCGCCGACGATCCCGCCCGCCGATCCCGAGTCGCCGCCGGCCTACGCCGCTCTGGAGTGCCGCCACAACGGCACCGCCCTCTACGTCGTCTGGGACCAGGCGCCGGCCGCCGACCTGATCGACCTGGACCTGTGGCGCGAGGTGCCCTACGCCGAATACCGGCAGACCGCCGCCAGCGAGGCGGGCACCCCATGAGCACGCGTCCGCGGCCGCGCTGCCAGTTCTCCGAGCTGTACGTCGACGAGTGCGCCCACTGCCGCGGCATCGCAGACGCCGGCGCCCGCAGCCCCGCGGCCGCCGCGGCGCCGACCCGAGCCGTCTACGCCGGCAGGTGCGCCGCCTGCAATGAGCCGTTCGGCGAGGGCGACCCGATCAAGAACGTGCGCGGCCTCGGCTGGATCGCCGGATGCTGCGAGGACTGCGATGGGGCGTAGTCCGGACGCGTGCCCGGGCGGCTGCAATCGGTCCTACCGCCGCGCCTGGGACCTGTATGAGCGAGCATTGTCGCGCTGGCTCTTCCAAGAGTTGGCCACGCCTGCCCTCAGGCTGGTCGCTGGCGGCTGCAACCTGCCCGCCCTACTGCTCGATACCGGCGGGCACCACATCGCCCCTCCTGTGGCCCTGCAGCGGCCCGACCCGCCGCGGATGCCGTTCTGGGTCGGCGGCCCCTGGTGCGCCCGCTGCCGCGGTCTGATCGCCCGCTGCCTGCGCAACATCGACGACTGGGCCGCCGAGATCGCCGCCGAGAGCGACGGTCACCGCGGCGGCAACCACGGCGACAAGATCACCGCCTCGAAAGGCCGGCCGTCGCTGTCTCCGCCGGCCGACCTGCTCGACGTCGTGTACGGCAACCTCGTCACCCTCGAGGACGAATGGCGGCAGGTCCGCGGCTACCCCAAGCGGCCGCACCGCCGAAAGACGCAACGCGGCGGCTATGCCCGCCGGCTGACGATCGCGTTCCTGCTCGAGGAACTCGAATACCTGCTGACGCACCCGTCCAGCCACGAGCAGAACAAAACTCTTGACCATCTGCGGGGGTGCGCGAGCGTCCAGGCTGGCCGCATGATCCTGCGCTGGGAACGCATCCTCATGGACGCCGCCGGCGAGGACCCGCGCCCCTGGTGGGCCGCAGTGGAGTGCCCGCGCTGCCGTCAGCGTGCCCTGCACCCGCTCAACGACGGCTACATCGGCTGCGGCAACAGTAAATGCAACCGGATCATGACCGAGGACGAATGCCGCCGCGAGCTCGCCGAGCAGGCCGACGCCCGCCATACCGCGCAGGCTGAGCCGCAGACCGCCGAGCAGGCCCAAGATGTCCCCGCGTGACTGCTGCTCGCCGTGGCGGCGCCTGCTGTGCCTGCTCGGCCGGCACGACTGGGTCACCCGCCGACATGAGTTCGGCCGCGACGAGTACGGGATTGCCCTGCTCTGGCTCGCCCGCCGCTGCCTGTGGTGCCCCAAAACCCGCAGCCTCCCCGAAGACGGCCACGCACCCGCCAAACCGGACCTGCACGACTCACAAGAAACATGAATCAGGAGAGCTGTACGTGACACCTATCGTGTTCGTCGACACCGAGACGACCTCGCTGCGGCACGACCGCCGCATCTGGGAAATCGGCATGATCCGCAGAGACGAGACCGGCGACACCGAGATCGGCATCTACGTCGCCGACGTCGACCTGTCCGAGGCCGACCCCTACAGCCTCGAAATCGGCGGGTTCCACGAGCGGCACCCGCTCTGCCGGCCGAAAGCCGCTGGCGACACCAACCTGATCCTCGGCGAGCAGGACGCGGCCGCGATCGTCCGCGACTGGACCCACAAGGCGCACCTCGTCGGCACCGTCCCCAACTTCGACGCCGAGGGCCTGGCGGGCCTCATGCGCCGCGTCTGGATGTGCCCCACCTGGCACTATCACCTGATCGACGCCGAAACCATGGCGATCGGCTGGCTGCACGCCTGGCAGAGCCTCGAGCCCCTCGAGGATGAGGACGGCAACCCCGCCGCCAGGCCGCTGGGCCTGCCCTGGGACTCCGACGCAGTCTCCAAATCGTGCGGCGTCGACTCCACGCTGTTCCCGCGGCATACCGCGCTCGGCGACGCCCGCTGGGCTCGAGCCCTGTATGACCGCGTGACCGGTCATCCGACCCCCGAGACAACCAAGCCGGCCGACGTCGACCACATCTTTGGTCACCCGTTCTGACCGAGCCGAGGGGGATCATGGACACGATGAACCTGGATGCCGAGCTGACGATCGCGCAGGTCGTCCTGTACTTCGGCGGCGACGTCTCGTACCGGTGCGTCGACGGCTGGGTACGGCGAGGCCTGCTCAAACCGACCCGCTGCGAGGCGGACGGCCTGCGGATCCGCCTCGGCGACGCTCTGGAGGCCGAATGCGCGACCAGGTTGACGCGACGCGGCCGGCCGCGACGCCGCCAGGTGCTGGCCAGCCGTAACCATTTGTGAGACCCTCCCGTCGAAACTGGATGATCTATGGTTCCGCTCCGGTTCGTCGGGGGGCGACCGGGAGCCGTTCCGATCTCCAGTAAGCGGGTTGGCCGGCGACAAGAGGTCACGGCGGATCTCTTCCTCTCGCGGGGATAGCTGGCCACCCGCAACACCCCGAGACGCCGTACAGGTACCGCCCCCGGCCCTGTACGGCAACCCCCGGTACGCGGCCCAGACCATCGCCCTCGGCCCCCTGGGCGTGGTCTGGGCCGCCCCAAAAGGCACCATTATGAGCCGTCCTCATCGGGCGGCTTTTCTCATGTGAGGAGGGCCCCCGATGGGCGACGTCGTCGCGAACATTTCCAAGGGCAACCTGGTGAACTATGCCAACTTGCCCGGGGCAACCGATTCCTTGATCGCCGTGCTGCTCAAATCCTCGGGGCTCGAGGCCGACGCGACCCTCGTCGACTATGACGACCTGGCCGCGCTGCTCGCCGCAGCCAACGATGAGTGCGACTTCACGAACTACGCACGGCAGACCATAACCGCGATCGTGGTCACGGTTGACGACACGAACAACCGCGTTGACATCGACTGCGGCGACATCACGTTTACGAACGCCGGCGGCGCGACGAACAACGCCATCGGCAAGTTGGTCCTCTGCTACAAGCCAGCCTCGGGCAGCGCCGACTCGGCGATCATTCCGATGACGTTCCATGACTACGTGGAGACGACCACGGGCAGCACGCTGCAGCTCCAGATCGCCGCGGCCGGTTTCGCTCGAGCAGCCTGAGCGCTGACCGATGGGAACCGTCCGGCAGCTGCTCGCCCCCGAGGAAGCTCGTTTCCTGTCCTCGTCGTTCCCGCAGATCGTCCAGAACAACGGCAGCAACTTCCCGGTCACGGGCCTAGCGTTCGACTCGGGCGCGACCGAGACCGCCTATTTCAAACGCAGGCTGGTCTCGTACGGCTCGGGCAACATCACGATCAACCTGACGTGGTACGCCGACACTGCCTCCTCCGGGGTCGTCCGCTGGTCGGGGGCGATCGCCTGCATCACCCCCGACACCGACACCCAAGACGTCGAGACCAAGGCATTCGCGAGCAGCACAGACACCGATGACACGCACCTCGGCACGACCGGCCAACGGCTGCATCAGATGAGCCTGGCCATCAACAACCTCGACTCGGCGGCCGCCGGCGACGTCGTCTGGATCAAAATCTCGCGGCTCGGCGCCCACGCCAACGACACCATGAGCGGCGACGCGATCCTTGTCGAGGCCGAGCTGAGCTACTCCGACACCTGACCAGGGGGCGAAGGTGTCCGTACGGTTCAGCGCAGACGCCCAGGACTTCACTCGCAGTCTGTCCCTCGGCTCCCAAACCAAGATCACCGTCTGCTGTTGGGTCCGCCTGCAGGTCGACCGCAACACCACGCAATGCGCTTGGGACATCGACGCAGGCACCGGCGACTCCTACATCATGGAGACCGGCAGCGACGGCACCACGATGGGCGTCTGGAACAAGCTGGGAACCCAGCTGTTCACGACCGCGATGACCGTGGGCGTCTGGTACTTCTTCGGATTCTCGTGCAACGGCATCAACTGGACGGCCACCCGCCGCGCCGCGACCGCCTCGAGCTTCACCGTCAGCACCGGCTCGAGCGCCAACACGTCGACGACCTGCACGAACCTGCAACTCGGCGAGTCCGCGTTCAACAACGAGTGGATGAACGGCAACCTCGCCGCGTTCAAGCTCTGGGTCGGCCAGACGTTGACGCAGGCCGAAATGGAGGCCGAGGCCTGGTCGTTCATGCCCGTCCGCGTCGCGAACCTGACCGCCTGGTACCCGTTCCTCAAATCCGAGACGGCCGACTACAGCGGCAACGGCCGCACCCTGTCAGGCGGATCCGGCACCTCGAGCGAAGACAACCCGCCGATCGCGTGGGGCCCCTACCCGGTACCGCTGTTCCTGCCACCGTCGATCCACATCACTGCAGTCGGCCAGGCCACCGAGACCGACACCGCCCAAACGGTCACCAGGGTCAAGATCAGCACCCTGGGCCAAGCTGTCGAGACCGACACCGCGCAGGCGGCCGGCAGGGTCAAGAGCAAGGCAGTCGGCCAGGCCCTCGAGACCGATACCGCCACGGCCGCCGGCCGAACCAAGACCCGCGCGGTCGGCCAAGCGCTGGAGACCGACACCGCGACCGCCCTCGGCCGAACCAAGACCCGCGCCCTCGGCCAGGCCCTCGAGACCGACTCGGCCGGCGCTCTCACCCGCAGCAAGACCCGCACCCTCGGCCAGGCCCTCGAGACCGACACGGCGCAAGCCGTACAGGCCGCGAAAACCAGGGTGACTGGCCAAGCGATCGAGGTCGATTCGGCACATCCTCTCGCCGGCGCGAAAGTCAGCGTCCTCGGCGAGGCGTTTGAGGTCGACACCGCGCAGCCAGTCACCCGGGCAAAGCTCGCCACCCTCGGCCAAGCTGCCGAGCTCGACGTCGCCCAACCGATCACCGGCACGAAGACGTCGACCATCGGCCAGGCCCTCGAGGTCGACTCGGCCGGATCCGTGGCCGGTAGCCACGTCCAGGCGATCGGCCAAGCGGTCGAGGTCGACACAGCGGCCGCAGTCGCCGGCTCAAAGACCGCGACGATCGGCCAGGCCCTCGAGGTCGACTCGGCCCAGGCCGTACACGGCGTCAAGACCAGCGCGCTCGGCCAGGTCCTCGAGCAGGATACGGCGACCGCCGTACAAGCCGCCAAGAGCGCGACCATCGGCCAGGCCGTCGAGGTCGACATTGCCGCCCCGGTCACCGCGAGCCGCACAGCGACGATCGGCCAGGCCCTCGAGGTCGACAGCGCCCAGGCCGTACACGGCGTCAAGACGCAGCAGGTCGGCCAGGCCCTCGAGGTCGACTCGGCCCAGGCCTTACACGGCGTCAAGACCGCGACTATCGGCCAGGCCCTCGAGGCAGATCTCGCCCAGCCCATCACCGGCCACGTCATCCAAGGCCTCGGCCAAACCGTCGAGGTCGACACCGCGCAGCCCGTCCAGGGCGCGAAAATCCGCGCGATCGGCCAGGCCCTCGAGCAGGACACCGCGGCCGCCGTACAAGCCGCCAAGAGCGCGACCATCGGCCAGGCCCTCGAGCAGGACGCCGCCAAGGCCGTACAGGGCGTCAAGACCTGGACGATCGGCCAAGCCGTCGAAGTCGACTCGGCCGGCTCGGTCGCGACGTTCACCTACTTCCAACTTGGCCAATCCGCCGAGCTCGACACCGCGCAGCCCATCACCGGCACGAAGACATCGACCATCGGCCAGGCACTCGAGGCCGACACCGCCGGCAGCACCAGCGCCGGCAAGAGCGCGACCATCGGCCAGGCCCTCGAGCAGGACGCGGCCCAGGCCGTACAGGGCGTCAAGACCTGGACGATCGGCCAAGCCGTCGAGGTCGACTCGGCCACGGCACTCAGCACCCGCCGGATCACCAGCATCGGCCAAGCCGCCGAGCAGGACCTCGCCCAGACGTTGACGCGGGTCAAGGTCCGCGCCATCGGCGAGGCTCTCGAGGTCGACACCGCCCAGCCGATTACCGGCCGGCAGATCCACGGCGACATCACCGTCACCGCAACCGGCCTCACCCGCGACCGAACCGCCAGCGGGCCCACACAGGGCCGAGCAGGCGGCAACCTCGCCGATGCACGGTCAGGCCGTCCCGCTGAACGCGGCCGCGGCACCCAAGGCCCCGCCCGCGGCTGGTCCGCCGGCGCGACATAGGAACTCCCATTTAGGGGGCGACGCACAGAGATGGATGTCCGACCTCGGCCCGTGGCCGCAAGGGGTCTGCGAGCGCCCGCAGCTCAGAGAGCAGGTCTCTGTCACCCCCGCACCGCCAGGTAACACAGTTCGGCGCCGTACCACGGTTGGGCGCCGAACCCCCACAACGGCCCCGTAGGGAGGTGACGACAATGCTGCGCATCGACAGCGGATCGAGCGAATGGATACGGCTCCCGCTCGCCGGCGAGACCAACCTCACCGACTGGGACGTCGAGATGGCCGTCACCCCCTACGGAACCAAACCCACCGAGGACGACTGGAAAACGGCCACCTGGGACACCGCCACAACCCCCAAAATCAAGATCGGCCCCGGCACAGACCTCGAGCTCGAAGACGGCACTTACCAGGTACGAGCCCGAATCCACACGCCCGAGGAAACCCCCATCATCCGCGGGCCGATCCTCCTGCGCTACGGCACGACGACCTACGTGCCAGGCGGCAGCTCAGGCGGCAGCAGCGACGGCGCCGTCGACAGCGTCAACGGCCACACAGGCGCCGTCGTGCTCACCGCGACAGACGTCGGAGCAGACGTCGCCGGCGCGGCCGCCACGGCACAGACCGCCGCCCAGGCCTACGCCGACACCGCCGCCAACACTGCCGCCGGCGCACGCCTCGCCAAGAGCGCCAACCTGTCCGACCTGGCCAGCGCGAGCACCGCCCGCGGCAACCTCGGCCTCGGCGACTCGGCAACCCGCAACATCGGCACCAGCTCAGGCACCGCCGCGGCCGGCGACGACTCACGCATCACCGGCGCCGCCCAGAAGACGGCCAACCTCTCAGACCTGCCGAGCCCGAACACGGCGCGGACCAACCTCGGGCTCGGCGGGGCCGCCCTGCTCAACATCGGCACCAGCGCGGGCACCGCGGCCGCCGGCGACGACACCAGGATCACGGGGGCCGCCCAAAAGACGGCCAACCTGTCCGACCTCGCCAGCGCAAGCACCGCGCGGATCAACCTCGGACTCGGCGCGGCCGCCCTGCTCAACGTCGGCACCAGCGCGGGCACAGTCGCCGCCGGCGACGACTACCGCATCCTCGACGCAACCCAGAAGAGCACCGTCTACCCGCTCGCCGGATACGGCCTGCTCGCCGCAAGCGGCGTACCCGAGGCGTTCAACACCCCAAGCTCGTACGGCTCGGGCGTCTTCGCCTGCCGCGTCTGGATCCCCGCGGGCGCGGCGATCACCTCGCTCTGGACCGCCGTCCTGGCCGGCGGCACCTACAGCTCAGGCGGCCCTAACCAGCTCGGCCTCTACGACGACGACGCCCTGCAGGTCGCACTCACCGCCGACGACCCCACCCTGTGGAGCGCAGCAGGATGGCGAGGCGGCGCCCTGGCCGGCGGCCCCATCCCCGCTCAGACCGTGGGCAGGTTCGTCTACCTGCTGACCATCGCGAACGGCTACAGCGGTCTGCAACTCCCGTTCGGCCCTGCCGGATCACACGGCGCATGGTTCGCAACCGGACCAGGCACGACCAAACGCCGCGCGATCTACAACAACGTCGCGTCAATGCCCGCCTCGTTCGACCCGAGCAGCTACGGCAGCGCGACCTCGTACGAGCCCCTGGTCGGCGTCAGCTAGACCTCGCCACCCGTACCTTCGCTATGGAGTTGAGACACCATGCCTCGAGCAAACCTGACGGTCACCAAGCTCAACCGCGATGGCGTCACCGACGTCACCCCGACCACCGGCGATGCAACTAACGGACACGCCATGGCCAATACGGGAATCACTGTCCTGCGGGTGCAGAACGCTCACGCCACTCTCGCTAAGACCGTCACCTTCGTGACGCCCGGCTCGGTCGACGGCCAGGCCGTAGCCGACCGCACCGAGTCGATCCCCGCCCTGACAACCCAGTTCTTCGGCGACTTCCAGCCCTCGATCTACGGCTCGTCACTCGGCATCAACGTCGAGTCGACCGACATCAAGCTCACCGCATACGAGCCGTAATGGACGTAGCCGTTGTAAGCGGGGCAATCCGCGCAGGCGGCTGGTGCGAGGGATGCCAGACCTCGAGCCTGCTCACCAGCACCCTGTACGCCGTCCCCCTGCACGGGGTCCCGACACCGCAACCCATCGCCACCTGGCGAACCTGCCCTCGCTGCGACTGCGGAGAGAACCCCGCATGCCTACCCGCCCACAATCCAGATGCACCACAACCGGCTGCCCAGGCCTGACAGACGGCGGACCTTGCGACGACTGCAGGACCAAGCGGCGCAAGGACACCGACAAGCGGCGTGGTACCGCAGCCGAGCGCGGGTACGGCGGCCGCCGATGGCGAGCAGCACGCCGCGCCGTGCTGCGACGTGACCCGGTCTGCACCTGCACCGCAACCTGTCCCGACCACGGCCCTCGCTGCCCGCGGCCGAGCACCGCATCTGACCACTACCCGCGCGAACGCAAGGACCTGATCGCCGCCGGCGTCGCCGATCCTGATGCACCCCACCTGATGCGCGGCATGTGCGAGCCCTGCCACAACCGCAAGACCGCAGCGACTAGACAAGGGGGATGGAACGCGTGACCCAACCCGAGCGACCGCTACCGCCCGACCCAACAGGCGGCGCGACGTGCGACGGCGGGCACTGTGCGCAACGATCCGCGGGCTGGCGATGGGACGCCGACCTCAACCTCTGGATGCCCGTCTGCCTCGAGCACAGCGCAGGCGCCGAGCCGGACGACTACGTTGCAGATGATGCGATGGTCTGGCGCGAAGGGCGTCCCAGGTATGGGCGCATGGATGCGCCTCTGCGAACCGGACGTAAGGGGTAGGGGGTCGCAATCTCCACAGCTATGGATCTTGGAGACCGCCGAGGTGGCGATGCGCATG